ATGAAGACAAAGAACATCAAAGTCGTATACACCAGCCGCTACTCGCAGAGCCTCGGCGTCCGGCACACCGGCACCGGCCCATGCACCGCAGTCCCGAAGATACAGATGGAGGGCCGCTGGCTTGAGCAGCTCGGCTTCACCATCGGCGCGCCCCTCATCGTGGAATACGAGGAAGGCTCCATCCACATCCGCACCCTCACCGCCGAAGAACTGACGGAAAAGGAGCGGCTGGAAGCCCAGGCGGAGCTTGAGAGAAAAATAGCGCAGCTTGAAAAGATGAAGCTCCATGCGGAAAAGGAAGCCGCATCCCTCTCCATGGTCGCAGAGCCGGCCGCCAGATACGCCGCGTCAGCCCCGGATTCCCGGAACCAGTAACAGCCGCCAGCCGGGCTTCCCGGCACACACTCCACCCTTTCATCACGGCAGGGGAAACGCCTCCCCTGCCGTAGGCCCGTCATTCCTCCTCCGTCAGCGTGTACGTGATCTTCATGGTCTTGTTTGCGTCCTTCACCACCGCCGAGGATAAGTTATTGATGGTGGCGAGGTACGGGGTCAGCAGGTACATATGCCGGTACTCGTTCCCATAGCTGCCTCCCCAGCCCACAAGGAACTGCTTATGCTGGAACAACGGCGTCGCCGCGCTGCCGAGCCTCGCGCTCCCCTGGGTGTGGATGACCGTGCCATCCGCCGTGACCTGGAAGTCCCCGCCGATGATGAGGTCGCCTATGAGCATAAGGTACAGCTCGCAGGTCCCGGAGGAACACAAAGGCTTCATCCCGGACGTAAAACCGAAATCGATTAGGGACACGTCCGCTGTGTTCGCCACGTTTATCTTGTAGATGCCCTTCTTGTCATTGGCCGGCACATACAGGTAGCCGCCCCTCATGCAGCACCGGCATTTCCGCTCCGGGTAGCTCCCGGTCATGTCCCGGCTCCCCACCGCCATCAGCTTCGCATTGGAGAGCGTCCATTCGCCCTCCGTCATGGAATAATCTTCCTTGGATATCTTTACCCACAGCATTTTTGCGTTCCCGGAAGAATTCGCCTGGTTGGAAAAGCCGTACCAGTACCCGTCCCGCCCGTCCAGGAACTCCCCGTATTTCGTGTAGCTGCCCAGGAACAGGAATGTCTCCGTCTGTATGGCGTGGTCCCCCAGCACCGTGTAAGTGGAGTCGTCCAGCCTCTCATTCAGCCCGATGCTGAAGACAGGGATGCGCAGTTTCCGCACCCTCACGCTGGAATCCTCAAAGGTGATGGAATACAGCAGGTCCTTTTCAAAGTCCACCTCCACCGCCTCGAAAAGCGGCGCCTGCCTTGCTTTCCCAAGGTCGCCGATGTCCAGCTTTTTGATCTGCAGGAATGTGCTGGCGTCCCCCACAAGGCTCCCGTATGCGTTCTGCCCGCCCTGGGCGGAGGTCAGCGCCACCGCGGCGATGGTCCCGTTCCCCTGGCCCGGCGTAAACTCCCACACAAATTTATACCCGTTCTCCAGCGCCTTGCTCTCCGTCTGGTTCATGCTGCCCCTGGCCGTGTTCGCCGTGGTGTTCACGTCATTGGAGGCATACGCCACCGGGAGGTTATCCGACGCCTCATAAATATGGGCGGCGTCCTCCTCCAGCGTCTTTGGGAACAGCAGGATGCCCCCGGCCATGTTCGGGCAGATGGGCAGGAGCGTCCCGTTCCAGCTTAAGACATCCGCAAGGTGTTCCTCCGAATAGAACACGCCCATGGGGTTCATGCCCAGGATATTGTTCACCGCCTCTGTCACCATGTTTTCTTCCGTGACGCTCTCCACCGCGCCCGTGGCCTCATCCGTCAGTTCCAGCACCATTGTCCCTTTCAGTTTCATCCTATCCTTCTCCTTCCTGCGGCAGCTCCACGGGCTTCCCGAACGCGCCGATGGCCGCCTTCCCGATGCTGTCCGAATAATATTTCTTCACCAGCTCCATTGTCTCAAATCCCATCTCCCCGGAAAATGGCTTCGCCTGCAGGCCGCCGCCGACCGCAAACGGCTGCACATACTCCTCCACCGTGATGGTGCCGTCCCATGCCGCGCCCGCAACCATGCCCTGGCCGCTGACGGAGGCGATGCACCCGCCCGTACCGATCGCCGCTGTGCCACCCTCCATCCGGAGGTGGACATTGAAAGTGTTCGTGATGTTCGGCACAAGGCTGTCGATCGGGTAATAGAGGGAGAGGATGTGCTTCCCACTCCCCCAGGTCTCCACAGGGCAGTGGATGGGGATCCCGGAATCGTTGAATTCATAAGTGACATATGCCGTGGCCTTCCCGTCCTCCATCCATGTGACCGGAAGCTCCACATCCACCGTGACGCTTTCCGTATCCGTACCCGGCTCTCCACTGGCATCCCCGGTATCTGTGTCTGTTTCTGTATTCCCGCCGCCCCTTGACGGGAACGGGACCACGATGCTCCCGGCCGCAGTGGCAGAGCGCCCTACTGGCTCCGCCGACACATCCAAAAGCACCTGCCCGAAAAACTGCACATGGGTCTCTTCCTTCGCCGCAAACTCAATGCTGATGATCCGCACATTGCTTTCAGCCACCGTATAGGCGGAGGCGTTGGTAAAGGTGTGTATGCCGATCTTCCCCGCCTCGATCTGGTTTAAGAGCCCGGAGATGTTCTTGTCATTCATTGACTTCGCCTGTGCCAGCCGCGGGTTCTTCCCCACGCATTTCAGCGTATGCTTCCCGCCGATCCTGCAGTTAGAGGAAGTGATACAGGCGATCTGCGTCCCGTCCGCCTGCCCGCCTGTGAAGGTCAGCACATCTCCCAGGTCCAGCGCCGGGTTCCCGATGGTGCTGGAATCAAATGGCACATAACTGACCACGGAGATGTCCGCCAGGATATTCCTGCACAGCGCCTCCCTCGTCTCCTCCAGCCCAAACTGCAGGAGCGGGTTCACTGCTAAGTTCATGGTCAGCCCATTGTCCTCCTCCAGCGCGTAATACTCCGCCGTCTGCGTCCGAAGGTTCGTGGAGCTGACCGCTGTGTACCTGGTGATGAAGTCGGAAAAACTGCTGGTGAACCGGTGCCTGCTCTTTACTTCCATCACCGGCTCTGTTCCGTATTTCCGCAGCTCCAGCTTCCCCTCCCGGCTGATGCAGAAGAAGCCGCCCAGCACCTGCCCCACAAAGTAAAGCACATCCCGATACGTCTCTATGTCATTCTCCGGATAGACCGACAGTAGCTCCGCCCCGTTTGGCATCGCCTCGATCTCCGCCTGTGTGTGCGCCAGCCCCACGTTACAGGCTTTGCAGCATAAATCAAGGAAAGCATAAGCATTCCCCACCGTCTCAAAACCGTTGAAACTTTTCTCAAACCGCAGCATATAGTCATAGGCTTTCAGCTCCAGGCAGTGCGCCGTCCGGTTCGCCTCGCTGACCTCGAAGATGCCCATCGGCACTTCCTCAAAGCTCCCGTCCGCAAGCCGCAGATGGTAGGAAAGCCGAACCTCCGCCCCTTCCAGCGTATAACGGTCTATCTGCGAAAACAGCGTGATCCCCATCTCTGCGGCATACACCGTCCCCAGCTCAATCTCCGTGCTGCCGCAGCACTGCGCCGCGATATACCCGCTCCCCTTCACGATATCCTCATAACCGAACGGATACACAGCGCCGCCCTTGGTCGTGATCTGCCCCGTCCAGTAATACCTCCTGGTGTTCTCCTGCACTGCCTGCAGGAACGCATCGCTCACCGGGTACATCCGCCGCACCTCCCCTCTACAGTTCCTTCAAAGTAAATGACACCTTCCACAAGCCCTTATAAGACGTGTCCTTCACAAGGCTTGCCTTGTAGCCGTCAATGAACATTTCTGTCTGTTTCACATCCAGAGTTTCCGTGTCGAAATAATCCACCGTCAGCTTTTCCTTCTGCTTGAACCCTGTCAATAGTTTCAGCCACTTCGGGGAAACGGAAAAAGAGACGGGGATGGACACCACGCCCACCCTCACCACGTCCCTCTGCGTGGTTCCGGCCTCTGTCTCGCCGCCGGAATCCGCCTCCACGTCTGCCATCTGCACCTCGTAGGAATCGGGCAGGGGGAGCGGCACCCCGTCCAATGTCAGATACTGTATAAAAGCCATGCCGCCTTACCTCCCTCCCGACCTTAAGTTCTGCCTTGCCTGCGCGTCCACCACCACTTCGTCCAATAAAGTCCCGCCCACATACACGGGGATGCAGATGGTCCCGCCGCCTGCCATCTCCTGCAGGCCGGAGAGCATCTCCTTAAGCCCTCCGAGCAGCTCGCTCACGGAAGAATCCCCGGAAGAACCGCCGCCCTGCATCTGCACGGCTGCCGCCTGCGGCTGGAGTATCAGGTCGGACGCCACGCCGGACACGGCTTTCTTTACCATGCCCCGGCTCTTCTCTATGCCTTTTGCCAAGCCTTTCATGAAGTCCGGCATCCAGCCCTCATAATCCGTCAGAGGCCCTTCATCCGGCACGGAGAAATGCAGGAAAGAGCGTATCTTGTCCGCCACGTCCGACACTGCGTTTACCACGTTGCCGATGGCGCTGCGGATGCCGTCCGCAATCCCATTGATGAAATCCTTCCCCCACTCCAGGGCTTTCCCCGGCAATGAGGTGATGAAGCTAATGGCAGACTGGAACCCGGACTGCACCACGCTCCCCAGGGAGGACAGCGCGGAGCCGATGCCGGACACCATGGCCTTGAAAGCGTCCACCGCCGACTGCTTCATATTGGACGCAACAGATGATACCAGATTTTTCAGCCCGTTCCATGCGGACGAGGCTGTGTTCTTTATTGCCGTCCAGATATTTGCGATTGTATTTTTCAGCCCGTTAAACAGGATGGAGACATGATTTGCAATCCCCTGCGCCAGTGAACCCACCACCTGCTTGATGCCGGACCAGATATTGGACGCCGCATTTTTGATATTCGTCCAGATATTCAGCGCGTCCTCTTTCAGCTTCGTGAAATTCCCCGTCACCAGGTCGATCAGCAGCAGCACCGGGCCAAGCACGACATTCTTGATCAGCTCCCATGCGCCGGAAGCCGCCGTCTTTATCCCGTTCCAGATGCCCTGCAGCGTCGTGGAGAGGTTCTCCCACAGGGAGCGTATCATGTCCACGATGCCCATAAGCACCGGGTTGTTCATCATATTCGTCCAGATATTGCTGAAAAAATCGCCCACGGACTGCCACAGCCCGCTCCACCATTCCGGGATGCCCTGGAAGAATGACACAAGCGAATTCCACGCATCCGGTATGGTTTCCGTGAAAAAGGAGCAGATCACTTCCCAGGCGGAAACAAAGAATTCCTTGATCTTCGCCCAGATAGCGTTCACCGCGTCCCGGAACCACTCACACTTGTTATACAGCACCACAAGGATTGCCACCACTGCCGCAATCGCAAGCGGCACCCATCCGATGGCGGCCACCACGGCGGAGATCGCCGGGATCACCGTCCCGGACACAAACCCGATCACACTGGAAATGGCGCCGGCTATCTGCGGCACCACTGTCATGATCGTGCCGATGGCCCCGACCACCTTCCCGATAATGATCAGCACCGGCCCCAGGGCAGCCGCCACCAAAGCAACCGTGACGATGACCTTCTTCGTGCCTTCGTCCAGGCTGTTCAGCCAGTCCACAAGCCCCTGTATCCACCCGACGATCTGGCGGATGTACGGCATCAGGATCTCGCCGATGGATATCGCCAGTTCCTCAAGCTGGCTCTTTAGGATCGTAAGCTGCCCCGCAAGGTTATCCTGCATGGTCTCCGCCATCTTTTCCGCCGTACCGTCACAGTTATTGATGGCGCTGTTTAATTTCTCGATGTCACCCGGCGCGGCATTCATCACCGCAAGGAAGCCGGACATGGCGTTCTTCCCCACCAGTGCCTCCGCGTTGGCGGCCTTCTCCGATTCTGACATCTGCGCGAATGCCGCCCGGCAGTCGGTGAGGATGTCCCCAAGGCTCCTCATGCTGCCGTCCGTGTTCGTGGTCTGTATGGTCAGCTCCCCGAAAGCGTCCCCGACAAACTTCACTTCCCCGGTGAGGTTCGTCATCATGGAGCGCATGGCTGTGCCTGCCTGGGAGGACTTGATGCCCGCATTCGCCATCAGGCCGATGGCTTCCGCCGTATCCTCTGCGGAAAAGCCCAATGCCCCGGCTACAGGCGCACAGTATTTGAATGTCTCCCCCATCATGGACACGTTCGTGTTGGCGTTCGAGCTTGCCGCCGCAAGGATATCCGCGAAATGCCCGGAGTCCTTTGCCGACAGCCCAAGGGCGGTCAGTGCGTCCGTCACGATATCGGAAGTTGTGGCAAGGTCCTCCCCGGAAGCTGCGGCAAGGTTCATGATGCCATCGATGCCGGAGAGCATGTCGTTTGTCTTCCAGCCAGCCATGGCCATGTAATTCATCGCTTCAGCGGCTTCGGATGCGGAGAACTTGGTCTTGGAGCCCATCTCCCTTGCCTTATCCCGCAGGGCTTCCAGGTCTTTCCCGGTCGCCCCGGAGACTGCCGCCACCTGGCTCATGGCGGAATCAAAATCGGACGCCACTTTCACCGCGGCAGTGGCGATCCCGCCCACCGCCGCAGTGACCGACATCAGCTTCTGCCCCACGCCCTCGATTGCGGAGCCCACCGTCTTTAACTTCTCCCCCGTGGCGGCGATCTTCTGCAATGCCACGGAGGACTGCCCCGCCTGCCGCTCCAAATCCCGCAGGTTATTCTCTGTCTCGATGATCTCACGCTGGAGCGCATCATACTGGCTCTGTGAAATCTCCCCGTTGGCAAGGGCCGTGTTCGCCTGCTCCGCCGCCGTTTTCAGCGTTTCCAGTTTTTCCTTTGTTTCTTTGACCGCTTCCCCCAGGAGCCGGTGCTTCTGCGCCATCAGCTCCGTGTTGCCGGGGTCGAGCTTTAAGAGCTTCTCCACGTCCTTAAGCTGTGACTGCGTGTTCCGGATTTCCGTGTTCACGCCCTTAAGCGCCGTCTGGAGCTTCGTGGTGTCGCCGCCGATCTCTACGGTAATGCCTTTTATCCTGTTTGCCGCCACGGTAACACCTCCCTCCGGCACAGATCCGGGCATAGAAAAAGAGCCAGTCCCCCGGCCCTAAAAGGAATCGAAATCATTTTGTCCGGCAATGACGGCGTAGTCCGCCCCGTCATTGCTGCTCTCCGCGTACATATCATTGACCATGCCGATGGTCAGCAGGTCCAGGTCTCGGATGGAGATGCCAAGCTGCACACACCGCAGCAAAAACAGCGGCGTGGTCATCGGGCGGTCAGTTGCGCGAAGTTTTTTTTAGCCTCCACGTCAGTCTTCACATTCAGCCCCCACAGTTCGATGAGCTGCGGCAGCACCTGGTAGATGGAGAACGTACCGAAACCGTCCAGCCATTCCTCCGGCGTGTCCGGGATGGCGGGGTCGGCGTGCTTCGCCATGATAAAAGCGATGTTCTCAAACAGCTCCAGCGAGAATAAGTCCAGGTTGGAATTTTCCTCATCGCTCTTACCGATGCTCTTCTCCAATGCGCTCAGGTCCTTATAGATATCCCGGTGGAACTTGATGCGGTAGATGCGCGGCACCGCCGCCGATGCCCTGAACGGCACCTCTTTCCCGTCAATCGTGATCTTCCTCGTCATGCTCATACGCTAAACCTCCCCTTCATCCTCATCCCCGCCGTCATCGGCTGCGGCAGGCATATACACCGCCTTGTACCAGTCGTTATACACTGTCTCATCCGTGGTATCCCCGGTCTTCGCCTTCACCATGCCGTCTGCCAGCGGCGTGGCCTTGATGGTGAGCGTCTCCGTCTGCACCTCCCGGCTCTCCTCGTTGGTCTTGCCCTCGATGCCGGGGCGGGACGCAGAGCAGTTGTAGAGGACATGCCGGATATGCCTCTGGTCGCCGTCAAACTCAAACAGCAGGGCGAACGCCGCCAGTTCCGCCGAGGCGTTCTCGATCAGCACGCCCTTGCTGTCCAGCTCCTCCCTCAGTGCATCTTTGCGGAAGGACTCCGGGATCATGGCAAGCTCCAGGTCGCCGTCATAGCCCATGTTGTTGTTGATGACATAATAGGCCGTCCCGTCCGCATAGAAATTCTCCGGCTCCCCGTTGGCGTCCAGGGAAATGGAGACCGATCCGGGCATCGAGACAGGCGTGCCGTAGGACACCTCACCCTCCTCCGAAACAGTGAGCATCGCATAGTGCGTGTTCTTAAGGTTGTATTTCACTTTGTTCTTCTTATTCTGCATCCGTCATGCCTCCCATCCAAAAATATACAGCACTTCATAAAGCCTCTCGCTGCTGATCCATGTTTCCGATTTGTTATAAAAAACCTCATGCGCGTCCAGCACATCCTCCACCCGCCTTTCCAGATCCGGGTCTTTCTTATCGGTGTAGATTTCCAGATGCACATTCACACCTTTGTGGTACACCATCCCGTCCGCCGCGAAGTTGCCGCTCCCCGGCAGGAGGTAACAGGCAAACGGCGGCTCCGGCGATTCCCCTTCCGCAAAATGGTCATAAGCAAAAGGTATCCCCATTTCCGTTATCATCTTCACAAGCCCTTCCAAAATAAACTCACCCCCTTAAAGCCTTTTCAATTTCCTGCTCCAGCGTCCGCCCCGCCCTTTCCTCCGCAGGCGCAATGTGCGCTTTTCCGGGGACGCGCCCGCCTCCCCGCTTCGCGTGGCCGAACTCCAGGAGGTGCGAAAGCTGGTAGCGGTTCCTGGAATGCACTACCACCTCGATGGAATTGGAGGTTTCCTTTACATTCTTCACGGCCCAGCTTTTCGCATAGGCGCCCGTGTCCTTCGGTGCGTTCGCCTGGATATCCTTTTTCACGGAATCCCCCGCCTTCCTCACTGCCTTTTTCAGTTCATCCGCCGCAAGGTCCGCGTATTCTGTCAGCCCCTCCATCACCGCGGCCGCAAGCTGGTCAATCCTTACCCTGTCCGACATCGTCACCGCCCCGCTTTCCTGCACTTAAATTTCAAACATTTCTTTTTATAGTTCATGTGGTCGACTGCTAGGATGTCGTACAGCTCCCCGCCAAACGCCACGCGGTATCCCGTGGAATCAATCACGGATGCCTTTTTGCAGTACCTTACCGTGAAGGAAATTTCCGATTCATCCGCCACCGTGCCGGCCACCTCTGACTCACTGGTCTGTTTCCCGGCTTCGCCGCTGACCGTGGCGTGGCAGGAATAATAATCCGCCCACATATTTATGTGGTTTCCGATGGCATCAGACAACGCCTCATTTTTCTGGAACATAATCCGCACGTTCATTGCCGCCACATCCATCAGAACGCCTCCTTCCGGCTGCCAGAGAGCAGCGCCCGGAGGGTCAGCATCATGGCGTGGTGGTCGGCTTCCTCACGGTGTTCGTAGAGGTAGGCGGCTGCATACATCACAGCCACCTCTGCATTTTTATCCTGTTCCAGGACAGCCGCGTCATCCGTGCGGATGATGTCCATGCAGGTCTTTTCCGCAGACTGGAGGAGGCACCCTATCAGGGCATCGTCCTCGTCATAGTCCACACGGAGGTAATTCTTCATGTCTTCCAGCGTTACCGCCATGTCTGCCACCGCCTCCCTTAAAAATCCCATAACAGCGCCCGCATTTTATGAACCGGATGCCGCCTTCTGTGCCAGCACCTTGACCGCTTCCGCAAGGATCAGCCTGCCGTCCACACGCTGCGATGCAAGGAATCCCACCTGCCCGGTCGCTGCGAACAGTTCATTCAAACGCTTGAAAGAACGTCCCTGCCTGTCAGCAATCCAATAATAACTGAAATCACCAAAAGCGATAGACTTTGCGCCTGCGGCAATGGCCGGCATATATGCAGAGGTCTTCACCGGGCGGCCAAGAATCGTGTCCGGTGTGCCTGCCACAAGAGACGGCTGCCATAAATACTGCCCGTTTGTGTCCTTCAGCTTGCGGATGGACTTGATGGTGGAATCGTTCAGCACCCACACGGATTTCTTGCGGTACGGGGATTTCAGCGAATAGAATAAATCAATCAGCTCATCCGCCGTCACAGCCGTTGCAGACGCAGCGGTCACGCCCGTTTCCGCGCCGCCGGTTGCCGCAAGGATGCCGAGGGGCTTCCCGGTGCCGTTCCCCGTGAAGAACGCCTCCTCTTCCTTCGCCCCGATCCTGCGGGCAAACTCGCGGGAGATATAGGACTGCAGGTCAAACACGCTGTCGTTCAGCAGTTCCTCGGAAACCTTGATCATGGTGCCCAGCTTATAGGCGCCGATGGAAACCTGCCCGAAAGAGTCATCGCTCTCCGGGAACGCTCCCTCCTCGTCAATCCAGGATGCCGTACCCTTGCTCGCCACCACCGGAATCTTGCGGTCACCGCTGGAGGTCTGGATGACCTTCGCCATCTGCCGGAAGACGTTCTCCTCCTCCAGAGCCTCCACCAGTGTGCGCTCGTACTCATCCGGCACCAGGTAGCCGCCCTCGGAGTCCGTGCCGATCTGCAGGGCGTTGGTCACGTCCGGCATCGGGGCCTTGGAGCGCATGGCGTTCCAGAAATTCTTCCTGTAGTCGTCGGAGGCGCGCCCCGTCTTATCCTCCCCGTCCATATCCGCCCTGCCGCCGGGCTTTGCCGTGAGCGGCCTGTTTACCGGGCGGTTCAGTTCCGCATCCAGGGCCTCCTGCCTCTCCAGCCTTTCAATCTCTTTCCCCATGTCGGTGATCTCCTGCTCCATCTTCGTGTATGCGGCGTCATCCTCTGCGGAAAGGACGCCATTCTCTTTCCTGTGGGAATCTAAAAATGCCTTTGCTGCTTCCCACGCCTTTGCGCGTTTTTCACGCAGTTCAAGAATCGTCATAATGAAATCCTCCTTCTCAATGTCTCAATAAATGAAGCCGCTCCATGAGTGCGTCCACGGAACGGCCGGTTTCTGTTTCCGGTGCAGGAATCTGCGCCTGCTCCTCTATCTTCGGTTTTGTTTCTCCATATTTGGCAGCCATCTTATTGAAAAGTGCGTTATTGACCGCCCTGCGGGAGAACAGCATGGAACTTGGGGCTGATGGCTTTTTCTCCCCTTCCTCCCCATCAGTTTCCCCCTCCGGCTCTGCTTTTGCCTGCGTCATGATCTCATCCGCAAAGCCAAGCTCCACCGCCTTGTTTGCGTCCATCCACGTTTCCGCATCCATAAGGTGCGACAGCTTCGGACGGGAAAGCCCCGTCTTTAGCACATAGGCGTTGATGATGGACTCCTTCACTTCGGCGAGCATATCGATGGCCTTCTGCATCTCCGCATGGTCGCCCCAGGCGATGGTGGCGGGATTGTGTATCATCAGCATCGAAACGGGAGATACCAAAACCGTATCGCCCGCCATGGCAATCACACTGGCGGCGCTTGCAGCGATGCCGTCAATCTTTACCGTGACCTTTCCTTTATAGTTGGTGAGCATATTGTAGATCTGTGCCGCCGCCACGCAGTCACCGCCCGGCGAATTGATCCACACGGTGATGTCGCCCGTCCCGCTGTTCAGCTCATCCTTGAAAAGCTGCGGCGTGACGTCATCGTCAAACCAGCTCTCCTCTGCGATGGTGCCGTTCAGTTCCAGTATCCGCTCTGCCACTTCCGGCTCCTGGTTCTCCGCCTTCCTCCAGTTCCAGAACTTCTTTGTCCTCATCGGATTCCTCCTTTCCCGGTGCGGTTTCCGTTTTTCCGAAAAGCCCCGCATCGGCTAATTTTGCCATGTTCCCATTTATCAGATACAGATCGCCGCCAAGCTCCTCCGGGATGCGGTCGAGGTTCTCCAGCTCCCGGATGTCGTTTGCGGACATCCAGCCGTTCTGCCGCCCCACGGCATACCCGCTCATGCGGCTCTGGTAATCGCCCCGGAGCAGGCCGTCCACGTTGAACTTCATGAAATACTGCTTCTTTTCCTCCGCAGTCAGCAGGGCGCGCGCCATGGACTGCTCCCACCTGGACACCCACGGGTCGAGCGTATATTTCACGAACTCCAATGACTGCTGCTCGATATTGGAGAAGCTGCTCTTTTCCAGGTCGCCCACCATGTGCGGAGGCACACGGAAGATGCGGGCAATCTCATTGATCTGGAATTTCCTCGTTTCCAGAAACTGCGCCTGTTCCGGTGAAATGGAGATGGGCGTGTATTTCATGCCCTCCTCTAAAACCGCCACCTTGTTTGCGTTGTGGCTGCCGCCGAAGGTGGACTGCCAGCTCTCCCTCACCCTTGATGGGTCTTTCAGCGTCCCCGGATGCTCCAGCACGCCGCTTGGCTGTGCGCCGTTGGCGAAGAACTTCGCCCCGTATTCCTCGCAGGCAATCGCCATGCCGATGGCGTTCTTTGCCATGGCAATGGGGGAATAGCCCACCAGCCCGTCAAAACCGAGTCCGGGGATGTGCAGCACCTCCGACGGCGGCAGGATGGCCGTGCTGCCTTTTACGGTCGGCGCGTCATCCATGCCCACCGTGTATTCGTAATAAAGCTGCCCTTTGCTGTCCCGGTCAACCGCCATCCGGTCCGGCATCAGCGGGTACAGCCCGATGACCTCGCCCTTGCCGTTGCGGATGATCTGTGCGTAAGCGTTGCCCCAGAGCAGCAGGTGCGTCATCAGCGTTTCCCGGAACACGAAGGAAGTCATCTCCGGGTTCGGCTCATCATGAAGCAGAAAATACAGCGGGTGTCCCGCCGCTTTCTCCTTCCCACCGTTATCCGTGTAGCGGTACATATGCAGCGGCAGCCCCGCCACCGCCTCCGAAAGTATCCGGACGCAGGAGTACACCGCCGTCATCTGCATGGATGTACGCTCATTGACACGCTTCCCGCTCGTGCTGCCGCCCAGGAAAAAGCTGTAGGCACTGCCCGATGTGCGGTTTTGAGGGGCGTCCCTCGCCCTGAACAGACCGCTCAAAAATCCCATAGGAACCACTCTCCCTTCCAAAAGACGGACAGCAGAAAGGCACCGCCAAAGCGATGCCCGTCTGCTGCCCGTGTTAATGTGTTTTTATTTATTATCTGTCCTGATCTGCTTCATCAGCCTGTCAAGGCTCACCCCGTCCCGGAATCCCGCACGGTAGTAATATTCGTTTTCCCGCGTGGCATCCGAATTTGCAACATCCTCGCACAGTTCCACCATTTTCCTCTGCTCCTCGCTAAGCTGCTCAAACAGCAGCTCGTGTGCCTGGTCTGCTTTTTCCGCTTCCGCCGCCTGTTCTGCCGTAGGGGGATGCTCCTTTTTAAAGGCATCATGGTGCATCCCCATCCGTTCCGTTATGATGAGCTCAAGGAAATCCTTCTCTTCCATCCTTCCACCTCCTTCGCCAGACAGCATAAAGGAATTTCGGAAAAATAGCCATACAAGGAACCACCAAAGACGCAGTGCAAAAATCTGTATAAATGTTAAAAAACCAATAATCCGCGGGAATCATAGACGGAAACCCCCGCATCGTTCCCGCACCGGATGGCCCGGTCAAGCCCCATGATGGTGGCCACCGCCCCGTCAATCTTCTCCGTGGACTTTTCCTTGTCAGCCTTGATGTTGCCTGCAGGGTCGGTGCGGATGAAGATGTTATCCATCATCCACCGAAGGACCGGATGCCCGCCATGGGCAATGCCCTGCTCCAGCACCAGCTTCATCAGCTCCTTGGTCGGCGGGGACATATCCTTGAAGCCCTGCCCGAACGGAACCACCGTGAAGCCCATGCCCTCAAGGTTCTGCACCATCTGCACCGCGCCCCACCGGTCGAAAGCGATCTCCCGGATGTTGAACCGCTCACCAAGCCGTTCGATGTATTTCTCAATAAAACCGTAATGCACCACGTTCCCTTCCGTGGTCATCAGCTTCCCCTGCCGCTCCCACACATCGTAAGGGACATGATCGCGCCGGACACGCAGCTCCAGCGTTTCCTCCGGCACCCAGAAGTAAGGAAGGACGCTGTATTTATCCTCCTCATCCAGCGGCGGGAACACCAGCACGAATGCCGTGATGTCCGTGGTGGAGGATAAGTCCAGCCCGCCGTAGCAGACACGCCCCTCCAGGTCATCCTCCAAAACCGGGAAGGCGCAGGCATCCCATCTGTCCATGGGCATCCAGCGCACCGCCTGTTTCACCCACTGGTTTAAACGGAGCTGCCGGAAACTGTTCTCTTCCCCCGGATTCTGCTTTGCCGACTCACACGCCGCCTTCACCTTATCAATCCCCACTGTGATGTCTAGCGAGGGGTTCGCTTTCTTCCACACCTTCGGGTCCGTCCAGTCATCCGCCTCATCCGCGCCATAGATCACAGGGTAGAAGGTGGGGTCAATCTTCCGCCCCTCCAAAATATCCTTTGCCTTCTGGTGCGTCTCATAGCAGATGGAATGGGTGTCCGTCCCCGCCGTGGTGATGAGGAAATACAGCGGCTGCATCCTGGCGTCCCCAGAGCCCTTGGTCATGACGTCAAACAGCTTCCGGTTCGGCTGCGTGTGCAGCTCGTCAAACACCACGCCGTGGATGTTGAAGCCGTGCTTGGAATACGCCTCCGCCGAAAGCACCTGGTAGAAGGAATTGGTCGGCGTGTATATGATCCGCTTCTGCGATGCCAGTATCTTCACCCTTTTATTCAGCGCCGGACACATCCGCACCATGTCCGCCGCCACGTCAAAGACGATGGTGGCCTGCTGCCTGTCAGCGGCACAGCCGTACACCTCAGCACGTTCCTCCCCGTCCCCGCAGGTCAGCAAGAGAGCCACGGCCGCCGCCAGCTCCGACTTGCCCTGCTTCTTCGGGATCTCAACATATGCCGTGTTGAACTGACGGTATCCATTCGGCTTCAGTGTGCCGAAAATGTCACGGATGATCTGCTCCTGCCAGTCGATCAGTTCAAAAGGCTTCCCCGCCCACGTGCCTTTGGTGTGGCACAGGCTTTCGATAAACATCACGGCAAAATCAGCGGCATTCCTGTCATAGCGGCTGTCTTTCGCCTTGAATCTCGTGGCCCTGTATTTTTTCAGTTTCCGCATTGCCATCCGCATCACCTCCTCCGGAAGGGCATGAAAAAAGACCTGCCAGCGGCAAGCCTTGCTTTATTTCTACGAGGTACAGAGCCTCCCGGCTCCGTCCCCTGGAATATCCTGTTTTTCCTATTCCCTGACCTGCCCCATGCACCAGGCAATGGCGTGGCCGTTATCGGAAAAGGTCTGCTCCGCGCGGCTGATGTGGTTCAGCCGGCATTCGATATCGCCAAGCCCCGTTTCCTCCGGCGTTTCCACAAACTCGTAAATGTCGGCTGTGAACCCGCCCTTGTAATGGGCATCCGTGACCAGGACGTGGTTTCCAAATTTCAGTACGCTGCCGTAGGTGGCACCGACCTTCATCTGTAACTTTTCAATCGTGGTAGAATCTTTCATTGCCGTGTCCCCCCTCTTATGCGAATTCGATGGTCAGCATCCCTGCGCTGCCAAGGTAAAAGCTCTGCTGTTCCAGCGGGTCTGCAAAGAATCCTTCCTTCGCTTCCCCCACCATGCGGTCGAGACGTTCCTTGCCAATCTTCTCAGCCAGGGCTTTCTTTGTGGTCTTTCTGCCGTCCAAGTAAAATTTTGTTTTCATCGTGTTTCCTCCGTTTTCTGTGTTTTCCCTTTCGGTAGTACACATATTCGCTCTGAATGCACATAATAGCAAGTCAATTACGGGCATAAACTGTACAAATATCCTCGCCGGGAATTGTGTATATCTGACACGGCCAAAAGAGCCGTCCGGCTCAATTGTCCTGCGGGAAAACCGCCCGGCAGTGTGCTATTCAAACGGAAGCTCATCCACCATCTCTTCCAGTTCCTTTTTCCACGCTGCGTATTCTTCATCGGTGACCGTTGCCGCCCCGGTGCAGACCGGGCATTCCTGCCCCATGTCCCTGTCCGATGGCGCCTCTACCCCCGGCTCATACTGGTTCGGTTCTTCCCACTGCCTCCGGGCTTTTTCGTTCGCCTGCCGGATTGCCGCCTCCTCATCAGGAGCCTGCTCCATGTCATTCCACCATTCCGGTTCGCAGGGCCCGTTTTCCGCATCGCCGTCCGTCCCCGGAACCACCAGCCATACCTTGTACCATCTCATCTGTGCCATAAAAATCCTCCTTCCGCCCGCACGATCCTGCGGATGTATTTTATTTTTCCATTTTCCTTGAAGTTCCCGGCCTGCCGGGTTTTCCGGTCCGGCAGGCCGCCCCGTGCCTTACGCTTCTTCCGCCGCCATCCGGATCGCCGGGATGACCGCCTGCTTGCCGGTCTGCCAGTCTTTGTGCCTTGCGTTTACCTCAGTCAGCCCCGCCATCTGGAAGCCATATTTTGCGAATTCCGCAAGGGTCGGGATCAGGCTTGAAAAGGTGCTGCTGATCGTAAAAGCTCCGATGCCATTTTCCTTCAGGGTCTCTGCAATCCCTTCAATCTCGTAGTCCCAGATGACATCGTCGAAATTGATTTCCCTGTTGCCCGCCTCGATGCTGTTCCGGTAAGCCCAGAACAATGTGTGGTTGATGCCCCATTCCTTAAGGCTTCCTGCCTGCTCCGCAATGGCTTTCTCAAAAAGTTCAATCTTCTTCATGGTATGTACCTCCGTTTTGTTTTCCCTTTCGGTAGTACACATATTCGCTCTGAATGCGGATAATAGCAAGTCAATTACGGGCATAAACTGTACAAATATCCCCTCCGGAAATTGTGTGGTTTTCAGTGGTTGGGGATATGTTTCCCATCCTCGATCCAGTCCACCAGGGCTATAATCTCCCCTTCCGTTTCCATCCGTTCAAACTCCGCCACATCGCCGATCTCCCAATCGACAGGATACACCCCGCAGAACTCCACGATGCAGTCGATCACGCCAGTCTCAATCCAGTCCCGGTTCAGGTTCCATGCGCCGCAGACCGTATCTACATGGCCGTGGCTGACCCTGTTCCTGTCGAGGATGCCCTCAATTTTCTTAATGGTGTCATCCTTGAGGAGGTTGGTATCTTTGGGGACGGTGATGTAAAACATACATTTTGTGATCTCGCCCCGCTCCTTCCTCGCGTCGATCCATTCCTGGATGACTTCTTCCCTTTTTGTCATGGCTGTACACTCCTTTGTCTTTTTAATCATCATGCCCGGCTGTGCCGCGACATCCGTGGATGGCGGCAAGGATGGAGTCCTGCTCCTCCACATCCACGCCGATGCTCTCAAGCGCCTCCCTGGTCCCGCAGTCCGGGCAGAGCGGCGTTCTGCCGTCCGCCCGCGAAAGTGCCGACCTCCCGTAGTATTCCCGCCCGCATCTCGGACACACCCTTTTTCCCGTTTCCCTGCCTTTCATTCCACACCCGCCTCCCTTCCAAGCGCAGCCTCCCTGCTGCGGAACATCCGCCCCGCGGATGCGCGGCAGACGCTCCCCCTGCGGTTTCCCAGGGTGAAGTACCTCCCATCGAAGCCCCGCACGGTGTATGTGCCGGTGCAGCCCTTTTCCCGGTTGGTCACCAGGAAGCAGGCGTCCCCGGTCCTCCAGCCGCCCGGAAATTCCTGAGCCCCTCCTGCGCTGTCGGCATATGCCTGTTCCAGGAACGCCTCATCGAACCCGAAACTCCGGTAGCCCTGCCTGCAGGTCTCTATGTAAAACCCGGTCGGGATGCCCAGCGGCCGTTCCTCATGCATGATGTAAACAAACACCTTCCGCCTCCGCAGCTTCCCGGTCCTGATCCCCTTGAGCGTCAGCTCCATCTCCTTTTTGTAATAAAAGGTGGGGAAGCCCTCGTAACGGTCGAGTGCCGCCTCGTTCTCCGCGCTGACCTCCCAGGCCGCCACGGGGACGCTCGCGCCTTCCTTCGGCTCGATGGTGAGGTAGGAGCCGGTCCTGCTCCCTTTGAACAGGAGCCGGTAGCCTTCAATCACCGAGGTGCCGATGATCCTCGCCCCAGGGCAGCGCGTCCGCATCTGTGGGATGTTTAAGTTTGAGCCGTATGCGATATAGTATCTTTTTTCCATAAATGTTTTCCTTCCTTTCCGAAGGGCCTACCCTTCTACTGCCTTAAGGCCGCTGCCAGGCGGCTTGGGTAAGGCGGCAGGAGGCTGGGTCCTGCGGTTTATCTGCCGTTGCGGAAGGATGCGTCCCCGCTTAAGCGGCGGGTCAGGACTTCCCTCGCGGTCTTGAACTCGTCCCCGATGAAGCCGAGCCGGAGGAGCCAGGTCCTCATGGCGTATTTCGGGTTCTCATGCTGCTGCGGCTTCGGGCTTGCGCTCTTTACTTCCTTCGCCATCTGGCTGAGCAGGAGGCAGAACTGGATGTACCCCTTGAGCTGCCCGGCGTGGAGGCCGTTCCGCTTCCCGTCTGCCGGGGCGTCGAACTGGAAGAGCCGGAACTCGACCGTGGCCTTTGTGAAGGTGGCATGGTAGTTGAGCATATGGTAGCGGCTGTCGTTGTAGTGTGCGCTGCGGTTATAGCCTGAGCCGTGGCTCGTGTACCAGATGTCCGCAAGCTGTGCCATCGTGGCTGGTTTCTTTTTGTTAAGCTGCTCCAGGAAACGGGGGCTGACTGTCCGGCAGTAGCGGCTCATCCGGTGACTGTCGAGGGCGAGGGCTTCCGCGATCAGGCTCTCGTGGCCCGCCATGATGTTGGCGAGGTTCCTAAGGCTCTGCGGCGTGTGGCCCTTTGCCCCGATGTGGATGTGTACCCCGCAGCCCCTCCCTGCGTCGCTCTTTGCGCCGGCGTGCCGGAGCTGCCTGACAAGCTCCTGCAGGGTTTCGATGTCCGCGTAGGTGAGGACCGGCGTCACCAGCTCGCATTTTTCGCTGTCCGGCCCCGCGATGCTCACGTCCCGCTGGAACTTCCATTCCCTGCCCTGCGCGTCCCATGCGCTCCATGTGCAGTAGCCGTTGCGGTGCGCCGTGTCCTGGTACCTCCCGGTCCCAAAAAATCCCGCCGCGATCTTCGCCGCTTTGCTCCTTGCGATGCTGTTCATCTCTATCTCCACCCCGATGGTCTGTTTCTTTGCTTCCGCGATCTGCCTTGCCATTTTTTCGTTCATCCCTTTTACCTCCGTTTTGTGTGTTTTCCCTTTCGGTAGTACACATATTCGCTCTAAAAGGGGATAATAGCAAGTCAATTACGGGGCATAAACTACACAATGATGCGGGCCGGAATTTGTGTAGTTTATGGCGTCCGGAAGCTATATCTTGCGGGCTTCGTCAACACCGAAAACCACATGGAGGCGTGAGCCGTTGCTCCAGCGGACCATCAGGCTTGCGCTGTCGTCCACCCCTTCCACCACGCCCTCCGTCCCAATTGGCGGGGCCTGGCAGTCGTCCATTTTTTCGAGGCGTACCCGCGTCCCTGCAGGGTACTCCCCGCGGACGCGCTCCACAATCTCCCTACTCGGAAACGCCATCGTCTGCCGCCCCCTTCCCCGCCCCGCTTTTGAAGCTGCCGTTTCCGGAAAGGTTCTTCAGCAGGATCTTCCGCTCTTCCTTGTATTCCGCCCCGATGAAGCCGAGCCGGAGCAGGAAGCACCGGAATGCGTATTTCTCATTGTCTGCAGGCTTCTCCTTTGCCGTGACGCGCTTCTGCTTCCGCGCCATGTCGCAGAGGGCGGTGATGAAGTGCGTGTATGCCTTTGCTGAATCCCCGTCCTGCCCGTCCGCGAACCAGGGGAAGGATACCTTCTCTTCGTCCGCCTCCACCGGGAGGCTGTCGACCGCCAGCGCCTTCCTGATCAGCGCGGCCTTGGCGTCCACCAGTTTCTGCAGGTTCTCCAGCGCGGCGTCCGTGAAGGATTCCCTCGGCAGCGACACTGTAAGGCCGATGCCCGCCTCCTGCTGCTCTGCCGGGGCAGTTTCCCCCAGTGCGTCTGTGGCGGATTCCTGCGTTTCCATGGAATCCGCGCCTTCTTCCTGCGCCGTTTCTGCCTGGGCTGCAGCAATCCCTCTTTCCGCAAGGCGCTCCAGCAGGTTTTCTGCCTCCCTGCTGTCCGCCGGGCCGTCAGATTCCACTGCCCCGTTTTTGTCGATGCGGAAGCATCCCACCTGGTAAGCCGCCGTCGGCATCCCAAGGTATTTCGGCTTTGCCCCTAAAATCTCACCCATTGCCTGCACCAGCGCTTTCCGCTCCGTCCCTGTCCTGTTGAATTCAATCCTCATATGCTTTTCCTCCGTTTTTTTGTTTTCCCTTCCGGTAGTACATTAATCACTCTAAACCGCAGGAAAAGCAAGCATTATGTGGGGAAAAATGTCACAATAAAAATTCCGGGAACTGTGCGTAATACACAATGCCCGAAAGCACAAAATAAGCGTTCCCCAAATATATACCGTTGCCCCACATCTTGTATTCGGCGGAATCGGAATGGGGGTCCTTAAGCCATTTGATGATCTGGTTATCCGTCTTCGGCTTTTTGGAAGTCCCCATTGCTTTCCGGTGCGTCTCAAAGACCTCACGCCAGAATACAAGGTCGTCCCCTGTTGGCTCTTCCGTCCCAAGCCCCGAACACCACCAGTCCGGGAAGCCCTGCAGCCTCGCGCACTCGGTCGGCGTAAGCCTCCGCACGATATAGTCCGGCTCTTTCTCCATATCATTGATGACGGGCGGGTCCTTATAATCCGTAGCCACCAGCGTGTTCGCCAGCTCCTTCTCCGCCCTTGTGAAGTGGGAATTTTTGCTCGTGCAGTAGGTCGGGTATGCCACCGCATGGTGGTCCGTGGCATTCAGCGTAAAAGAGACACCCTCATTTACGCCGCTGCCCTGCGGCCCGTTCCTGCCCTCCCGCCCGATCATGGAGCCCTGCACCGCAACCACCGCAATCCCGCCCTGGTTGCAGCCGGGATGCCCTCCGTTCCCATCCAGTGTCCGGGAGGTTTCCGCCTCATAAAAGCCGCTGTGCGGGTTATCGGACTTCATGGCGTTGCTGTCCTTTGAGCAGATGCCGTAAGCCCGCACCGGCACGAACACTGTCTGGTCGTTATTGCAGGAAAGCGTTGCCGATTTATCCTCCTGCAGCAGGATACCCTTGCCCCCGCCGGATTTTCCCGCCCTCACCTTCATGGTCTTTGGCGTGTCCGGCTCCGCCACGAACGGCTGGTTGTTGCCTCCCATGCCGTAGGTGGCGCTGACCGTGGGCGCAGTTTCCAGCGGCCCTGTGTAGCGCGTGTCCTGCGAGTGGTTTTCGAACATCACCGCCGCGGGCACCGTCCCGGCGCGGAGCGTGGGCGATGTCTCCTCTTCATAGCCGATGCCCCGCGCCTGCGCCGAATGCTCCGTGCAGAACCCCGCCGACTCCAAAACGCACAGCGGATGGTGCGCCTCCGCCCTTAAGGTGCAGGCCGTATCCTGCATCACGTCCATCCTCTGCCCGCCCTGGTCGCAGAGGCAGGTCACCGCTCCCCGGACGCCGCCTGCCGCTCCAGCGCCTTCCTCAGTATGGCGGGCAGCTCCTTGCCACGCACGGAAGCCCTCCGCAGAATACCCAGACACGCCTTCGGACTCAAATAATATCTTTCCGGCACCCCAGCCTGCAAAATCCCCGACAAGGTAGATGCGTTTTCTTCGCTGGGGGACTCCCCACATCTGCGCGTCGAGCTGCCGGAAGGCCACGGAGTACCCGTCTCCCACGATCTCCCCTGCGTTTGGCCATTTCCCCTTCGGAGGTCCAGGAACAGAAACGCCTTCATCCTTGACAGAGCAGATCTCTTCGAGGACGCAGCGGAAGTCCTCCCCTTTGTTGGAGGAGAAGGCTCCCGGCACGTTCTCCCACACGATGAACCTTGGGTATTTCCCATCTGTCGCACACCTCATTTCCTTTATGATCCTGATTGCCTGGTAGAACAGGCTGGACTGTTTCCCGTCCAACCCCGCCCGCTTGCCCGCTACCGACATATCCGTGCAGGGAGATCCGAACGTGATGATGTCTACCGGCTCTATTTCATCCCCGTGTATGCTGTTGATATCGCCTAAGTGCTTCACAAAAGGAAGCCGCTTCGTGGTCACACGGATGGGGAACGGCTCGATCTCCGAACAACTGACCGGCTGTATCCCCGCAAGCAGTCCGGCCAGGCAGAAGCCTCCGCTCCCATCGAAAAGGGAGCAGAGGGTAAGCCTTTTTTCCGTATCACTGTTACCCATCCGCCCCCACCTCCTTCACCAGCGCGGAATACGGGATTTTCTCCCCGCCGCGCACCACATACACATTCTCCGAATCCCCGGTGTCCTCCACATACCGTCGCAGGATGACGGATGCGTACTTTTCATCCAGCTCCATCATGTGGCAGATACGGTTCGTCTGTTCGCAGGCCATCATCGTGGAACCGCTGCCGCCAAAGGTGTCCAGCACGACGGCGTTCTCCTGGGAAGAGTTGCTGATCGGGTAGCCGAGCAGGTCAAGTGGCTTGGAGGTCGGGTGGTTTTTGTTCCGCTTCGGCTTATCGTAATTCCAGATGGTGGTCTGCTTCCGGTCGGAATACCACGGGTGCTTCCCGTTCTTCAGAAAGCCGTACAGCACAGGCTCATGCTGCCACTGGTAGTCCGATCGCCCAAGCACCAGAGAATTCTTCACCCAGATGCACACCCCGGCAAGGTGGAACCCTGCATCCACAAAAGCCTTACGGAAATTAAGCCCCTCCGTGTCCGCATGGAACACATAAGCTGCGCCGCCGCTTTCCAGATGCTCCACCATGCATGAGAACGAATTGTACAGAAATGTGTAGAAGTCATCCCCTTTCATGCTGTCGTTCTGGATGGACAGACCGCTGCCGCTCTTGAAAGCTACATTATACGGCGGGTCCGTCACGATGAGGTTTGCTTTTTTCCCGTCCATGAGCGCCGCCACATCCTCCGCACTGGTGGCGTCACCGCACATCAGCCTGTGCCTGCCCACCGTCCAGATGTCGCCACGCTCCACGAACGCCGCCTTCTCCAGCGCGGCGGAAAGGTCGAAGCCATCATCTTTCACATCTTTTTCACCGTCCTCGGCAAAAAGGTCTGCAATCTCATCCTCACCGAAGCCCGTAAGGGATACATCAAAATCCGCGCCCTGCAGGGATTCAATCTCGATGCGGAGCAGCTCCTCATCCCACCCGGCATCCAGGGCCATGCGGTTGTCCGCAAGGATATAGGCTTTCTTCTGCGCCTCCGTCAGATAGTCCACAAACACACACGGGACTTCCGTGATCCCTTCCTCCTTTGCCGCCGCAATCCTGCCATGCCCGGCGATGACATTGAAATCCCGGTCGATGATGACCGGGTTGATGAAGCCGAACTCCCGCAGGGATGAGCGGAGCTTGGTGAGCTGCTCCGGTGAGTGCGTCCGTGCGTTATTCACATAAGGCACCAGCTTCCCCAAAGGGATGAGCTGCATCTCGGTTGTCGTCTTACCCATTTTTTATCTACACTCCTTTCCTTGCGCGGAGCAGCCGCTCCATCACGTCATCCTGGGGCGTGCTTCCCTGGAACTCCACCGAGCAGTTCTCCTTCACGATCTGGTATATCTGCATCCAGCAGTAATTGGTCTGCTTCATGTAGGACTGGCTCATGGTGACATAAGGGGAGGCGATGGCGGCCCCCGTGGTCGGGTGCTTCGCAAGGAAGCCCGTGGAGGAAACGATCTCCTCGCACTGGATCCACCGGGACACGCTCATGGCGTACTGCTCCACCATCTGCACGGTGACCAGCTTTTCACATCCCCTCGCTTTCAGCCAGGCATACGTTTCGTTGTAGACCTTCTCCGCCACCAGCTCCCGCCCGCTTTTCTGCGGGGATTTCAGGAAGTCCTTCACGGGCGGCACATCCACGCCCTCCAGCTCGGCAGGCTCCATCATGACTTCCGCCGGCCGGCCTTCGGCAATCTTCTCCGTGAGCGCCTTTGGCTTGCGCCCTGCTCCCGGCCTTGCGCCGCCACGGTTGCTGCCGTCTTTTGCCACCGTTTCCACCCCGTTTCTTTGATTTTCTTTGAAAAAATGCTGCGGAAATCAAACGCCACAGCACCTTAAAAAACCTATGGAATACGGAAATTCAAGAGCGGGCAATCCCCCGTTTGATTTCCGGTTTTTGTGCGTGTGACCCCACGCCCGTTCCACAGAAAATATGCTGTGGAGATTTCGACCGCCCCTCCGGGTCAGCAGAAACCTCCACAGCATAAATCCCCACAACACTGATTCCTATAAAATAATCTAATGGTTATGCCACCTGTCACCGCGTTCCGCATGAATCCTGGCATGGCACGGCTGACACAGTGACACAAGGTTTCCCTCGTCATGAGTGCCACCTTCTGCCAGCGGCAGCTTGTGGTGTACTTCCTCCACTGGATGCAGCAGCCCTTTCCTGTAACATTCCTCACAGAACGGGTGCTTTGCAGCGTAGCGGTCACGGATTCTCTTCCAGGCACGCCCGTACCTACGGCGTACAGCCGGGTCACGGTCGTACTTCTCGTAGCGGCGGTTCTCCTGTCTCTCATGCTCCTCACAGAACCTCCCGTCCGTCAGCTTTGGGCATCTAGGGAAGGAACACGGTCTCTTCGGTTTCCTTGGCATCTGATTCACCTCCTCATGGCATAAAGAAAGCCCCCGCAGGGCTGCTCCCCACGAAGGCCGTCTGCCTTTATGCAGTTTTCGATGCTATCAGCATAACACGCCCAATAAGGAAAATCATCCACGATATTACTCATGCCGCCCGTATCACGGTTTCCCATACAGAAGCGTCACCAGTTTCCCCAAGGCGCGGTTCTTTTTGTTATATGCCGAAGAACGCTCAATACCGAACCGGTCGCATATATCATACACAGCGTTTGTCTGGCTTTCTGGATCCGAATAAAAAGTTTCCAGCACATAGCGGTCGTCCTCCGAAAGCTCCTCCCATGCCGGAAGGAACCACGCCATATATTCCATTGCCTGCCGGTAACGCTCCTTCAGGACATCGATCTCCTCAATGCCTTTGACCATCCTGTCCTCCACGGCACGGGGATTGTGTGTATGGGGCATCCCGTCAAATTTCGGGCTGCCGGTGCCTCCCATCTTCTCGTATGCCGCCTTTATCTCATCATCCGTATGCTCGATAATAAATTTCATGCTACCGTAATCCTTCAATGCGTCCACAACCGCAGACCGCTTGTCAAGATACTTCCAGATAATGCTCATAAGCCATGCCTCCAATCAAAAAATATTTTATTTCCCACGAATTTTCAAAGATTGTCACTGGTTTTCATTGATTGGCTCAGATTTGCATTTTATTTTTTGACTGGCGGCATTTCCGCCTATATCTTCAAGTCTGCCTTCACCGCATCGATCAGTGCGGCCTGCGTGGTGTCCTTTTCGGAAAGTGCCTTCATGATCCGCTCGTCTATGGTGCCTTTCGTGATGATGTGCTGCACCACCACGGTTTCCGATTGCTGCCCCTGCCGCCACAGTCTCGCCACAGTCTGCTGGTATAGTTCCAGTGACCAGGTAAGGCCGAACCACACCAGCGTGTTCCCACCGCTCTGGAGGTTCAGGCCGTGTCCTGCGGATGCCGGGTGGATTAAGGCTACCGGGATTTCCCCGGCGTTCCATTTCCGGATGCTGCCGTCGGTATCCAACTTGGAACATGGAATTTTCAGCTTGTGGAGCCGCTCCGTGATGCGTTCCAGGTCATGCCGGAACCAGTAAGCCACAAGCACCGGCTTGCCGTTCGCCGCCTCGATGATGTCCTCCAGTGCGTCCAGCTTCCGCTCATGGATGGCGACCGTCTCCCCGGCATCCGTGTAGATTGCGCCATTTGCCATCTGCGACAGCTTCCCGGAAAGGGATGCTGCATTGGCGGCTGTGATGTCGCCGTCCGGAAGCTGAAGGACGAGGTCTTTCTTCAAATCCGCATAGTGCGAATCCTCCTTCTCGGAAAGATACACCGTGTATCTGGAATTGATCAGTTCCGGCATCTGCAGGTGGTCGGAGGACTTCATGGAAATGGTGATGTCAGAGATTTTGCCGTATATCTGTTTCTCCGCCCCAGGCAGAGGCTTGTAGGAAAACACCACCTGCCCATTCTGCTTATCCGGCCGGAAGTAGGAAGTGCGGTACTGCCCGATGAACCGGCCAAGCCGCTCGCCCATATCCAGCAGCCGGAATTCCGCCCACAGGTCCATCAGCCCGTTGCTGCTCGGCGTGCCAGTCAGCCCCACGATGCGCTTTACTTTCGGCCGGACTTTCATCAATGCCTTGAACCGCTTCGTCTGGTGGTTCTTGAAGGATGACAGCTCATCGATCACTACCATGTCGAAGTCAAACGGTATGCCGCTCTCGGAAATCAGCCACTGCACGTTTTCACGGTTGATCAGATAAATGTCCGCCTGTTTCCGAAGTGCCACCAGCCTCTCCGCCGCCGTTCCGACCGCCACGCTGTACTTAAGCCCCTCAAGGTGGTCCCACTTTTCAATTTCCGCCGGCCAACTGAAGGAAGCCACCCGGATTGGCGCTACCACAAGCACCCTATGGATTTCGAAGCTGTCAAACAAAAGGTCACCCAGCGCGGTCAGCGTGATACTCGTTTTTCCAAGCCCCATGTCCAAAAGGACTGCCGCCACAGGGTGTGCCTCGATATAGCTGATGGCGTACTGCTGGTAATCATGTGGCTCGTATCTCATCAATCATCCCTCCGATCTGCGACTCGTCATCCAGCACATACACTTTAAATCCCAACTGCCGAAGCAGCCTGTGCCGTGCCAACTGCAGGGGGCGGGGCTTTTTCCCAGAGGCCTTGACCTCCACAAATGCCATCCTCCCGCCTGGGAGAAGTGCCAAACGGTCAGGCACCCCATCAAAACCGGGCGATGTGAACTTTACTGCCAAACCCCCGGCGGCCTTGACCGCCGCCCTGAATTTCTGCTCTATGGTCTTCTCTCTCATACACTGCTCCTGTCTTCTGGCATTTCATAAACCTTTCTGCCTGCCGCAATCTGCCCATAGATTTCTGCCAGAACCTCCTGCGCCACCTCCGGTTCCTTATAGCTGCCAGCTTTCCGCATGGCAGCTCTGAATCTCGTGAGGCCGGGCATCTCCACATAATCTTTGGCTGCCACTACCAGATATTCCCCTTCGTTTTCCTGGCTGATGCCAATCCTGTCGTAATTCTCCGTATTGAGAATTGACTTCCCGTTCTGCTCTTTTATCCACATAACATCTTCCTCCTTTTCCGCTGCTCCTGTGACACTCTCGACACTCGTGCCATAAACCTCTCTATATAAGATTTTTCAGCTAAAAAACTGCCCTAAAGGGGGTTTTATACCAAGAATGTCACGACCGTCACACACTCAAAAATCCTCTGTCTTTTCCGCAAGGCACAGCCCCAGCACGAAACGCCCGTCACGCCTTTTCTCGCGCCGGAACCCACGCTGTACCACCGCATTATAAAATTCCGTCGTACTCCTTACAAAATCACCTACCCTTGCACAGTAGGAACGGTACGCCCTGTAAAATTCCCCTGACTTTTCTTCCATCCCGTCCCCGACCTCACAGCAGTCCTCAATGAAATGCGAGAGCCAGTCATTGTCCTGCCTGTATTTTGCTATGGCATCCTCCACACACTTTGGCAGGGGTATCCTGAAGCCGTTTTTGATGGCTTTTTCCGCGCCTTCAATGATCCACGCCATGATATAAGGCGCAGCATTCTCCGCAAGATGGTCCGCATAATTCTTCTGGTCACTGCTCCCGGTAATCTTTGCATTAAAGGGAATCACGATCAGCCGCCGCCAGATGCCGGAATCCATCGCCCCGACTTTCGGCAGGTGGTTGGTGTACAGCACAAGGGTATGGCTTGGCGTGAAGGAAAACGGGTCCTTATATTTCTTCTCCGCAAAAATCTCATCCGTGGAACAGAGCTGCTTGATGATAGATGTATTCAGGCGCACGCCCTCCTCCAGCTCAGATGCAATAAGCAGCCTTTTCCCCTTTGCCTCGGCAAGCTCCGGCTTCACGTTCCGCTTGCACCCGACCGTCAGCGCATCCGCAGACATATTCCCGCTGTAGGTGCCAAGCACACGGGCTATGGTGTTCCAAAACGTGGATTTGCCGTTGCTGCCCTCCCCATAGGCAATGATCAGCGCCTCCATGTAGACGCGCCCCACCGCAGCCATGCCCACGATCTGCTGTACATAATCAATCAGCTCCCGGTCTTTGCAGAAAATAGTGTCCAAAGAATCCAGCCACAGTTTCTCCCCCTTATCGCCGGGAGCCGCCGCCGTTATCTTCGTGATATAGTCCTCCGGGCTGTGGTCCCTTTTCCCCTCCAGCCCGTCCGGTAAGTAATAGGTGCCGTCCGGCGCGTTCAAAAGGAAACCATCTTTGTCAAGGTCGGAAACGCTGATCTCCAGCATCGGCTTCGCCGCCTGCAGAGCCGACACCACATACTTCATGTCCCTGCGTTTCATCACAAACGCCTTATAGGCTAAAGCGGACATATACGCAAGGTAGGCGTCCATCTGCCCGCCGCTGATCTTCTTTTCCAGCGATTTGCCGCCGGAGGTGATGACATCCTCCGAAATGCCCGTGTCCATGAGCGCCTGTTTCGTCCGGGCGATCTCATCCTTTGCGTCCGCAAGCTGGAGGTCTAAAAATTCCTCCGCCGCGCCCACTGCCTGCTGCTTCGACTCCACCCAATACTGCCCGCAGAAACGCAGGTAATCCGTGGCCGCCGTATAGCGCAGCTCCACCCCGTACTCCCTGGTCAGCACCTTCGCCTGCCCGATGTCCGAATAATCGCCGGGTTTTAAAGACTCCCGCCCGAACTCGTCATTGTACGCATCCGGGGCGACATACCCCTCCTGCCCCTGCACCTTCTCCGCAAAGCGGCAGGCGCTCTGCCAGATCATGGCAAGCTCCGCTTCCTCCAGGGGCGGGTTGCATTTACCCGCTTCCTCCATGAAAATCTCATGCGCTTTTTCCGTTGCGCCATACCGTTTGACCACGCGCCCCGCAAAATGGGACATGGTGGCGTTCCTCTGCCCCTGCGGTATCTCCCTGCCGCCCTGCGGCTTCACGATGCAGTCAATGGTGATCTCCCCCTCATGCCAGAGGATGGTATCTACAGGATGCCCGAAGATGAACCGTGCGGAGTCCAGCGCCTTGGCATCAAAGAACGGGAACTTCTGCTGTACGGCTTTCTTCAGGGCCGCACACGCCTCCCCGTCAGTGATTGGGTCATGCGGGAAGTACACATGGAACCTCGGCCTCGCGGACTTCCCCTCCTTCGGCTTCATGTTGTTGCGGCTCGGCACTACGGCAAACGCCACATCCTTCCCGATCTTCCCTTCCAGGTCTTCCGGATGAATCCAGTCCTCCGGATTGTCGGAATGGCTGTTGTCGCAGTCCATCACGTCCACATCGCAGGAGAGGAAGTTATCCCCGCTCCTGCGGCAGTTTTTAAACTCCGCGCACACATGGTCGAACGCCACCACCTCCATGCAGTCATCCTCATTGTCAATGGCGCGCCTGTTGGGATAAAGGCTGTTCTTTGCGTTCCCCCTGCAGTTCGCCGTGTAAAATGTCATTTTCAAGATAATCCAACCTCCTCACAATTTTCTGTGAAATAGCGGATCGGCATATCCCGCTTTTCCGCTTTCTCGATTTCCGCAGCCATCCCCGTGGATATGGTTTTCCCGAACACCCACAACTGCTCGCACTTCCCCAAAAGCACCATACCCATGAACATACCGATTGCCCGCTCCGCAGGCTTCCCGTCATCCAGGAACTGCGGAAAGAGCAGGTGCGGGGCGAACGGGATCGCGCCGTTCTTCACCGCAAACCTGCTGTACCGCCTCGCCTTCTGCGTGTTCCCCTCCGTGTCACCGGCAAACGGGGAACATATATAGACAAGCGGCCGGTATGCCCGCTTCGCCGCCCTTTCCTCCTTCCTGATCCCCGATAATGCCGCATGGCTCGTCGGATCGCTGTATCCCTCGCTGTTATATCTGCTGATTCCCATAAAGCCTACCTCCATTCTGCCCGCGCTGTTCTTTCCGGACTGTGTCCGCAGGCTTGTAAAACGGGCAGTCCCTCCCGCCAAAGTCATTGTCCTTTAAGCAGGTGCAGACGCCGCCCCTCTTTGCGAAACAGTCGCCGTGCGCCCTGCACCCCTGCATTGCCGCTCTGCTCATCCCTTTCCGCCTCCCGAAATCAATCTGATATTCCCCTCCATCCTTTTACGGAGGACTTCCGTCTTGTTGAACTGCGCTCTCCAGTGCCTCCGCTCCGGGGTATCCGCGGGAAGCGCCTCCTCTATTTCTTTGTACATACCGCAAAGGGCTGTGTACCCGTCCGCCATCTCCCGCAGCTCCGAAAGCAGCGCCGCCCTTGTTTCATCCGAGCAATATGAATTGATGAGCCTTGCGGCTTTCCTCATCGCCGGCATCTTGCAGGGGAAGAACGCCTCCACATTCAGCTCCATATACCCCGTCTCATATTCAATCCGCAGCCGTTCCATCATACACCCCCTGCCTAATCTTTCCGATACCAGTCACATGGATATCCATCCGCGCGGAGCAGCAGCCCCTTTGCCCAGGGCGGCGTCCTTCCCATCTGTTCACAGACAGCCTCCACGGACATCCTCCTGTCCGCCTCAATGATAATCTCATCATGCACCGTAGCCACGATTGCACAGTTTTTCAATGTCTGCATGGCATAGCACAAAATGTCGCGGGCAATTCCCTGAACAAGATTTTCGACAAACTTCGCACCATAGCTTTCCAGGCGTTCCCATTTCTTTGTGCCGCCCACGCCCATGTAGGTGACGGACTCCCCGCCGAAACGGTTCTCCCCGATGCGCGGCTTCACATAGGCAAGCCGCCTGCCCGATGGGAGCGTGGCGAACATCATGCCACTCTGGTAATCAAACCGGATACCGTGTGTCTCTGTGGGCATCCTCTTTTTGATGCATTCCTTCACGGCACGGTCCACATCCCACCATAGCTGCACGATATTGGGATTAGCCTCCCGCCAGCTATCCACAAGCGGCTGCAGCTCATCCTCCGTCATTCCCGCCTCCAGTGCGCCCATTGCTTTCAAAGCGCCGACTGATCCGCCATACGAGCAGCTCAAAACGGCCTGCTTGCCTTTCTGCCTCAGTTCCGCATTCTCACCATGTTTTTCCACTTTGCAGTGGAACATACGGGAGGCGGTTTCACAGTAGATGTCGCCGCCTTTCTCAAACACATCTGACACCCACTTTTCCCCGGCAAGCCATGCAACCACCCTCGCCTCGATTGCGGAAAAGTCAGCCACAATAAACTTCCTTCCGTCCTGCGGCACAAAAGCCGTGCGGATAAGCTGCGAGAGCGTATCAGGGATATCCTCATAGAGCATGGCAAGGGCATCAAAATCCCCGGCTTTCACAAGTTCCCGCGCCTGTGCCAGATCCGGGATATGGTTCTGGGGCAGATTTTGCAATTGTATAATTTTTCCACTGTATCTTCCGGTCCTATTAGCTCCGTAGAAGGCAAACATTCCGTGTGCGCGGCTGTCCGCACACACCGCATTCTCCATTGCCTGATACTTTTTCACGGAGGATTTTGCAAGCTGCTGCCGGAGCGTCAGCACTGTTTTCAAAGGTTCCGGCGCATCCTGCAGAAGCCCCGCCACCGCTTTCTTGTCGAGGGAATCTGTCTCCATCCCGTTTTCCGAAAGCCACTGCTTCATCTGCTGTACAGAATTTGGGTTCTCCAGTTCCGTCAGTTCCTGCATGGCGGCTGACAGCTCCGCCTTGGAGCGCCCGTCCATGGCGATTGCCTGTGTGACCATCTCCATATCCACCCCGATGCCCCGGTCGTTGATCTCTTGATCCTGCTGGTACTCCTCCCACACAAACTCCGGCACGGGGAACTTTGAAAGCCTCTGCTGTATCTGCATCTCCGCCTCCACGTCACGGAGGTTGTATGCCTTGAAGCGCTCCCATTTTTCCCTGTCATGCTCCGGCAGGTTCCGTGTCCGTCCACCATTTGTCTTGGTCGGTTTACACGGTACGCAGAAATAGCGGATCAGCTCTTTCCCTTCGGTCAGCTTCTGCTTCTCCAGCCCAAGCACCGCGCCTACATCCTCCAGTGACCGCGGAAGGCCAAGGTAAGCCGCCCACACCATCGTGCAGCGCCAGCTCCCAGGCTCAAACCATGTGCCGAAATAATTTGACAGGCAGACACGTTCAAAATTGTTGTTATAGCTCCACTTGATGACGGAATCATCCGAAAGCGCCTCCACGATATCTGCAGGGATTTCCTCGCCGCAGGCAAGGTCGACCACCTGCACTTCACCGCCGTCCACGCTGAATCCGAATAGCAAAATTTCAAAATCCGGGGAGGAAGCATACCGGTAAACGCCGCACTTGAGCAGGTCCACGGACGAAAATGTTTCTAAATCCACTCCTATAGACTTCAATCCTACCAGCTCCTTTCACCGCCTTAAGGGCGGCAGGGAAAAGGCAGACGCCCGTTCCCCGCCACCCGGCGGCTGTGTTTCCGTTTATCTGGTTATGACAGGAAATCCTCCTCGTCCTCATCCGCAAAGTCATCCTCCGCACGGGACTTCCCGCCCAAAGGCTCCCCGTCACGGATCTTCTGTAAATTGTTCAGCCCGCAGGCGATACCCTTATTCCCGTTGGAATTGAACGCATAGAAATTGATGCTCGCCCTGCCGTACACACCGCTGTACACCTCGGACGTATCGATAATCGGCTGGCGGTCTGCATCCACGATTCCCGGAGCCGTGGTGCTGTTGGCATTGACAAAATAGGAATCCGCATAGGCTTCATCATCCGGGCGCTCCGTGTCCCCGTCGCGCAGCGGCGTCTTCAACACGGAAAGCGCAGGGACGCTCCTGCCGTTCCCTTTCAGCTTCGCCTCGCCCTCATGGTAGGCCGCTTCAATCGCAGCCTCGATCTTTGCAATGGTCTTTTTGTCAGATTTCGGGATAATGAGCGACACAGAGTATTTTGGCTCACCTCCGTTAATTGCCTTTGGGGTCCACACATTCGCATAGCTCCACCTCGTGTTCGGCCCCGTGATTACTTTCGTTGGATTATTTACATTGTTTGCCATAAGATTTGCCTCCTAATTTTCCTTGAAATCTTCCTGCGCCGTGTTCATCGGCGGCCGCTTGTCGCTCTCAGGCACGAGCGCCGGCTTGCCCTGCGGCTTCTCCACAAGGTCCTTCAAAATCTCTGCAAATTTCTTCTTGCCCAGCAGCTTTTCCATGGCCGTGATGCCCAGGAGCTTCGGCTCATACGGGTCAAAGCCTGCCTTCTTCACGGTAGCTGCCACGGCATCCTCATCGGTGTACTTCCTGTTGGACCTTCCGGCCACGACCTTGAACCCGTCATACTTCACGCCGGAGAGCGCCTGCTGCAATGCGAACTCCTTCACATCCGCCGCCCACGCCGCCAGCTCATCCGCTTTCACGAGGATCGCCGCAATCTCGTCATCTTCCAGCGTGGCAGGCATCTCAAAGTCATACTTCGCAAGTTCCAGGTTGTATTCCGCCCGCTTCCTGCAGACCGCCTTCGCCTTGCAGAACCGGCAGTGTTCTCCCGCACAGAACTCACCCTCCCCGGCATAGGCCAGCTTTGCTTTTTCTGCAAGCTCGCCCGCTGCCCACCGGAGCAGGTCATCCTTTGCCATGGCGCACACGCTGACATTCTCACGGCGCGGCTGGTAGATCGCCATGCGGACGGCGTCAATGTCATAGATGCCGTCAAACAGCTCCAGTGCGCCGAGGGCATACAGCATCATCTGCGGGTTCCCTTCGGCGGAAACCTCCACGCCCTTGCCATGCTTGTAATCGATGATATACAGAGTCCCGTCCGCAATAATCACGCAGTCGCCGGTGCCGAAGCCCTCCTCCACGAAACGGGAGAAGTCCAGCCGCTGCTCGATCAGCACCGCTGGGTCTCCGCAGGTTCTCTTTGCCTCTTCCACCAGTGAAAGGACATACTCCGCATACCCGCAGGCGCATTCCTCCATCTCCTCATCGTAGAAAGAAAGCCCTGCGGTCGGGTCTTTGGTTTCCATGCCCAGGGACAGTTTCAGCTTGTGTTCGCACAGGCTGTGGGCGTCAGTGCCCTGCTGTGCGTATTCGCTGCCCGTATCCTCGTAATTCTCACAGAGCCTTGCCGACGGCGGGCAGGCAAGCCACCGGTGGCTGGAGGATGCTGACAATAAAGCGTGTCTTCCCATCACAGCACCTCCGCTTCCGCAAGCAGCGCCGCATACTCCGCCGGGTCGATCTCCGACAGCTTATCCGCGCCATGCTTTGCAAGCAGCCTCCTCACTTCTTCCGTGTGTCCGGAGCGGGACTTCTCCGCCAGCACCGCGCGGACTTCCTCCAATGTAATTGGCTTGGCTTCTGGCCGCTTCTCCTTCTTAGCTGTCTTTGTTTTCTTCGGTGTTTCCTCCTGCTTCTCCGGCTCTGCGGAACCAAACAGCTCCATCAGCGTCTCAGATATGCCGATGAGGATTTCACCGCATCGCTTCAGTTCCGAAACGGCATCCGCAAGTTCGCCCATTCTTCCCATAGATTCTGCCTCCTTCCATATTCAGTTGTTTCTGCTGCGACAGCTTTGTGAGCTTCGCCGCAAGTTGCTTTGACACCACACTGATGGCAATCAGGATTCCGATAATCTCATCATCCTTAATGGTCTGCAATGCGGCATCCTGTCTTCTGCAAGTGTCCATCTTGCACCTCCTGTTCTGACGGGATTTCCTCCCCTCGATACTCCAAGGACAGAAGCCTGTGGTTTAAGTAACCATTTCAAGAATTTTTTATTTTTCTCTGTCCTTTCACTGCTCCAAGGACAGAAAGTGCTGAATTGAGTAATAGGATTTTTCCAGATGTGGTTTATGTCTTTCATTTGTTCGAGGACAGGAAATCAAAGATTGCGTAGAATTTCAAAATAAAAAAGCTCCATACCGTCAGGACAACGATACGAAGCAGTAATGAAAAGCCCTTCCAGACAACACCTATCGGAAGGGCTTTTATTCATCCATATTCATTTTCGCGTCAAAAACCATTTCACGCACTGTTTTCACACACCCATCAAGGTCGGCATAAATTTCACTTTCCCAAAAGCGCACTACTGTCCAACCAAGAGAATGAAGTCGGCTATTGACTTCATTGTCCCTCTCAATGTTCCTCAAAATCTTTTGTCTCCAGAAATCAGAGTAACCCTCCAATTCCTCTTCCAAAGAATTCAGACCTCTAATGACCCAATTATGTCCATGCCAGAAATCCCCATCACAAAAAACGGCTATTTGATATTTAGTAAAAACAATGTCTGGCTTGCCAGGCAACTTTTTATAATTTACCCGATATCTTAATTTCTGACTCCAAAGAGCCTTTCGAAGCAATAGTTCGGGCTTAGTACCCTTTGACGGAATTGATGACATGATTTTGTGCGTTATTTGAGGATTGCGTTCATTTCCCTCACGTATCACAGAACACCGCCTTAACTCCAACCGCCCCTAACGCTGATTGAATTAGCTTTTTATCTGCATCTGTCAGAGCCTGAGCCGGTGTCGATAATTTCAAGCAAACATATGGCGCTTTATCATTAACAGTCAAGGTGGGCTTGCTCGCGATAATTTCAAGCGCCTTTCGAAGAGCGGTCTCCCATTTCAAAACAGTTCCACTGCTTACAACGTAAATATTCCCTTCCTCTGATCTCAATATCGAAAGGACATTCCCCTTCGATGTTACATTATCAATTACATTCGCAGCAACACTGTACACTTCTTTAATTGTAGTTTCCGGAGACTTGGCGGCAAGAGCCCGATTAGTGACCAGCTTTGTATATCGATTAAGGATTGTGTCCTTAATATAAGTACGGATCCTCTCCTTTGGCATATATTCGATTAAAATCAGACCTACTTCTGGATCATCCACCAGTAGATCCATAAATTGTCCACTCTGGACACGGTCGCACTCCATATATCCGAACTCGTCCGCTTTTTTATACACTACTTTGAAGATTTTATCACGTACTTTCTTCGGCATGTTATTCTTTGCCATCGTTAAAAGCCCTCCGGAAATGTTAATTTTACCTCATCATCTGATCCACTTAGATCAGCGACATCCTCTAACCATACATTCACAAAATTCTCGACACGAGCGTCTGAAAATGATACAAAACCTTCCTGGAGATAAACGACTTCTTTTTCAGCACCCTTTGCTTTGCCCTCGTTATTCATCTCAATCATTTCGGCCATACGTCTAATGTCGGAAACAAAATCAAGCACAATTACCTTTTCTTTTCCTTCAGACAAGCGCAACCCTCGACCTAACTGCTGTACAAATATTCTTCGTGAATGTGTAGCACGTAAGAAAACGAGGACATTGACATCCGGGATGTCAATTCCCTCATTCATCACATCTACCGCACATACTGCCTGATACTCTCCAGCCGCGAACGCAAGAAGTCTTTTACGACGTTCCGCTTTGTCAATATTAGATAATAAAGCTGTACAGGGAATCCCCGTAGCAGAGAGCATATCAGCAAATCTATTACTATGCTCTATTGATGGTGAGAAAATGGCAACTCTTGGGTTAGAGAGAGCCTTAATAGTACTTTTCAGTTCGTCAATAACAGCTTCGTCTCTCTGTGGAAGGAACAGTCTTTTATTCAAATCACGAATTGAAAAATTCTGTTCACTAAGACTCTGCATATTGTCCCAATCAACATTGTCGCAAAATATTCTGTAGTCAACCTTTGAGAGATATCCCATAGCCATCCCATCAACAAGGGAAACCTTCGCGACCGATTCTCCGAAAACACTCGAAAGATTCTGTCCGTCTCCTCGCCAGGGAGTAGCGGTCATTCCAACCAGAAATCTCGGCTGCAAATATTCGAGGCAAGACCTAAAACCATGAGCAAGTGCATGATGAGCCTCATCGACAATCACAACGTCAAACTGCCCCGGCTCAATACCAGGAAGAAACCCATAGAGACTCTGATATAATCCAAAGGAGATTCCCTCAGTGTTTCGAGGTGGTAATCCCGCAAAAAACACAGATGTGGGCACGTCTTTAGTGATTTGTGGCCAGAATCCCTGCTCAAGCTGAAGAGCCAAATCGATTGCATGGCAAAGAACAAGAATCCTTCGGCATCCCCTATCCCATAATCTTCGTGCAATTGTGGCCGCGATTACTGTTTTCCCAAGGCCGGTCGCAACGATATAAAAAGCCTTTTTGTTGCCTGCGTCATACGACTGAATTACTTTATTAGCTATCTCCTCCTGGTATGGTCTCAATTTCCTAAGGCCAGCGTGATCGGCGGGCATTTTGTCGATAAGCCCCTTGATGAATGCGCCGTTCCAAAGTTTTACCGTATAGCCGTTCGTTGCTAACTGAGCCTGTCTCAGTCTCGCCGTTTTAGTAAACTCTCCGTTTGTTGCTACAGCCGCTATATTAGTATTGTAAAAAGACAGTGCGTTGATGGATTCATTTATCGCCTGCGGTCCAACATACCGATCGCCCGTCACAGCCTTTGACTGAACAACCCATGTCTTTACTTCAGAACCTTCCGCGCGAGTCGCTATTACATCCGCACCTTTATCCCCGGCTCCCCCAATCACATTTATATCCCGCCAGCCAAGGTGCTCCATCAATCGGGCAATGGTTCGCTCAAGGCCTCTCCAATTATAACCATTGGAGATGTCCTCGGTATAAAAACTCATGAATTCAACTCCTTAATCAGAAAATCCACACTCAGTGAAGCCCTTGTAAGTTCATTTTTCTGAACCCTCTGAGTATTGTAACCAGTGATAACTCTTAATGTATCTTTGATGTACGACAGCACTCGATCTTTGGAATCCTCCTGCGCACGCTTTGTCGCGTTTGCATCAGACAAATTGATGGCAAGATAAGGTGTCGCCAGTGCCTTCCTGTCAAAAACCTTATCTGGGAAACGATCTACAAGTCGATAAAGTGTCTTTGGCGGTACATATTCTATTGCGTCATATCCTTCAGCTGTTCTATTTTGGAATGCGTACAGCAGAGATGGATTTGATTGGATAATATTGGAAACTGTTTCTTCCACCTCTCCGCTGGACTCATGGATGCACCGCACCACATCTTCCGGAGTATCCTTTAATGCTACCGCAAGTTTCTCTCTGAGCAATTCAAACGCGCTGCTTGCCCTGTCTTGAAGTGCCTGTCGATCAATTCTCGCATCCTCCATTGTAACAGCCACAAGTTCGGCATACACAGATACAATATCTGTCAACCCATCTCGTGCCTTCAACTTTTCAGACAAATACTGAAGCAGAAGCATCTGCGGAGTTATCGGATATTGAGCCAGAACAGGATGCGACGGGTCATACACAAAGTCACAATCTATTCCACTCGACTGGAAGAAACAAGGGCGTCGCTCCCCTTTATATTTTATTTCTCCACTTGTCAGCTCATATACACGAACATTAAGAGGATACCCCCTCCCAAAGCGATAATTTTTTCCCGTGAGTTGCTGAATAGGAGTTGATTTCCTCAAAAGGTCATCCATATTTGACGTCTCAAGCACCTCTGGAGATGCCTGTTCCGCAGTGGTAGAGCTTTCACTTGTAAAAGTTGAGGAATCTCCATGACTTGTCCCTACAGCGCCCGTATTCATAGCAGAGGTTGAAGCACCTCCTCCAAGGTATTCACTTATATCATCAGAAGGGCTATCGCCTGTATTGACCTCTGTTGTCCTGCTGCCACCAGTATGACTCTTCTGATCCTCTTCCTGTGCGGCTTTCCACCATTTTGTATCATCGATATAGTCCCGTGTCCCTCTTCTGAACTCAGTCGCATAGTACTTTGAAAGGTCATTTGGTGCAAACAGGCACTTTGTTCCCTTGTCTACCCTCCGGTAGGCGTTCACAAGAAGGCAGAGCGGTGCTGTATTTGGCTCTGTAAACCCAAGATTTTTCCTAGATTTAGGCAAAAATGGGCCCGTCCCACATATAGCTTCAACCGTCTGAATCCAGGAGATATCAGACCTGTCGAAATCGTTCTTTTGATATGTAGGAATTAAGTAATCCACATTAAGTTCACCCACGATACGTCCACCGATAGATGTTCCCAGGTCAAGAGGATATTGCAGATTTTTCTGTAATGTAATTGGATTCTCATATTGGAACAGCGATTTATCCGAAATGAGTATTTTCCTGCCATTGCGGATAAAATCTATTCCAAAGTCATTAGGATCTGCGTACCGTTGTATCCCAAGCCATCCTGTGAGACGCTTTTCACGTTCAACGATATTTGTCGGTAAATCCTCTCCCTCCTGCTGTGCCTCATAGTATTCCTCCGCCTCATCTGGTATCAGATATCGGTTCCTTGTAACATCAAAGAGAGCTGATCCGAGAACACGGTCAATATTAATCCGTGCCGGAACATTTTGATTGTTATAGCGAACATATCTGGATTCAGACCATGTGCAGTGCATCTGTGGCCGGAGTTGCTTATTCCTAACCGTAATGGTGATGTCTCTCTCGCTAAGAAGTGGAGCATAAACCAGTTCCAGGCGTTTTCGTATTTCCGCTTCCTTTGTGGACAATTCAGCAAGAATACCTGACTTTATCCTACCGATAGTAATTTTTGTACCGCATTCATTAGGATTGTTCTTTGTCTTTCTAATTATGGGCGCGTCGAAGCGTTTTGAATCAATTAACTGCTGGAAGTCTATTTTTACTCCCACCCAATCAGCGTCACCTCGACGTGTTGATATAATCGTGGTTTCTTCGCCCAAACGTGCGGTAGATATATTAAATCCAACGCCAAAAAGACCAAGATTATTGAATGGATCATTACTTGTATAACCCGCACGAACAGCGTCCTGTAATTGGTCAATGGACATTCCACTTGCTGAGTCAACAATCTCGATTGTACGATCAACAGCCCCTACAGTGTCATTTGACCAGTTAATCGTAATTCTTCTATCAGTTTCTTCTCCATCAGTATCAGACAGATAAGCATCTATCGCGTTATCGATAAGCTCCGCAATGCACTGCCAGGTTTGAAAAGGAATCTCGCCAAGGGTACGAAGTATCCGCGGAGTAGGCGTGATATCCAATGTGTTCATCCTCATTTCCTTTCTCCTTCCATTTTTCCAAGATATTCGGCAACACTTTTCGCGACCAGATAAGCTAACATTGGCGGAACAGCATTTCCAATCTGTGAGATATTTACCGTTTTTGAAAACTTAAAGGTAAAATCATCTGGAAACGTCTGTATTCGAGCACATTCTCGAACTGTCAGCCGTCGCTCAAGAGAATAATGGAACTGAACTCTTGATTTCGGGTTTGCTCGTATTGTGTATGCGGGCTTATCTTTTTTGTTACTTTCATCCCCCTGTCCGTTACCTTTTTTGGCTTTGGAAGCCCCGAAGTACTCACCCTGATTGGGAACAGTATTATCTGTAATTCCTACAAGATCACCAATTGCCCATTCAACACTTCTGTAATTATCTTTAAACAGAGGTGTGGGTTCCTCCGGAAAGCCATACTTTTTGAAAACATCATTTCGAACACACATGAAAATAAGCCTCGTTCTTCTCTGGGGAATCCCATAATCCGGAGCGAACATCTTCCAGACTCGAACTTCGTATCCAGCGTTTGCAAGGTCATCTCTTATCGTATCCAACACCTTGCCTTTCTCCATCCGTTCAAGATTAATAACATTTTCGCCAACTACCATGACTGGCTTATGTTCTTTCATATAAGTAATCAGAGTCTGATATAACTGTCCTCGCTCCGATTCCAGACCTCCAAGTGGTCCGCAAGACGAAAACTCCTGGCAAGGGAATCCGCCAATAAGGATGTCTGCCTTGGGAATTTTCTTCGGCTTAGCAGTTGACAAATCCATCACTTCAGCGTGATCTGCTCCAAAATAATCATTGTAGGTTTCAACGCATCGCGATTCATTATCGTATGCCTTCAGAATGTTGAATGGTAATCTCTTATAGTCTTCGTTGTGGTATTTAAATCCACCGCGGAAGCCCAAATCCAGTCCGCCGCATCCGCAGAAGTAAGAGACCACAGAATACGTTGTTCTTTCTTTGTTCGCAGCCATAAATAATACCGTCCTTTCGTGTTTTCGTTTAATTGGCAATAGAAGCACTCTTACCACTTTCAATCCATGCGTCTATCTCTGATATTTTAAATTTGTATTGTTTCCCAATTTTATGGTAGGGTATCTGTTGCTTTTTTATGTAGTTTCGAATGGTATCCTTACTTAAACCCATATGTTCAGCAATTTCCTCAAGGTTTACCCATTTTTCGATATCTCGATCCATCCTTCCCTCCATTTCTTATATCAAGCGTTCCAGTATACTATGCCCCTTCGGCTTCTGATTATCAAGCAAATTTTGCAGACATTTCCTTGCTTGCCCATACTCCTGCTTGAGGCAGAAAGAATCATCGTCCAACGCCGCTACGACTTCCTTGTAATGATATTTTCTGGCTTTCACCTTATCAATATCGATTTCAAAAATCCATCCAACCTCATCGGGATATCCATACTCATCTTCATACCCCACGGGAATATCATTGACATTTAGCAAAACCGTACCTTCGTTCTCATCTTCAATATAGACATAACTCTCTATTACAAAAGCCTCCTGCATTGGTAAATCCTCAAAATCATATACTTCATCAAAGAATCTCTTTCTTATAAATTCATAAAGATATGAGACTGGTGCGGTATCCGAATAGCCATCTGTTTCCCCTTTTTCATATTCGATACGAGGATACATTATCGATAAAAATGTCCAATACCCGTCCTCCGCATCACAATCCTTGAAAAGTTTCTGAAGAAAAGGAATAAACATATATTCATCTAGCTTTGCGGGAATCATATCATATAGCATAGGAAATGTCTTGTCGGCATAATTTCGCGATCTCATGTTTTCAAATATATCCCCTATATCCAGCAAATCTCTATCTTTTTGCTTCGAAAAACATACGGCACAAAAATATTCCTGGAAGGATCTATGTGTAAAATGATACTTGTCGTTTTCCAGATACATGATGCACAGGTTGTTACATAAATCCGTGATAAAATTCGCGGGTGTAGCGTTTTCATCTTTGCGCCGTTTTAAAGTATTCAACCTATTAAAGTATTCATGTATGTCCGCCTTTGTCAACTCAAATATCTCATCGCAATAAGTTAGCGCACAGAATTCCGCAAGATATTCCGCAAAGTCGTCAGCGGAAAGCCCTGTGGCAAGCGGTCGCTTATATCCTTTATTGGCATCGTGTTCTTGAGCTAATGCTTCAAACGCCTTACGGTAGAAATTATGCATTTTAGATGGCACATCTTCATACTTTTCATACGTCATCAGCATGATTGTAAGCAACAGTGGATTCTCAGCAAACTCACGATGCGAATTAAACAATCGCTGATTCAGTTCTTTTCTAAACCTCTCCTTTATTGTCAAGTCATCTGTTCTAAAGTTAATCTTATCAATGAGTGTCAGAGCCTGGTCTTTTGTAAAAGGTCTAATGAACATTGGTGTAAATCGTAAAAACGGTGCGAACGCCCTACTAGGTCTCGATGATACAATAAACTGATTGTCAGAGTAACGGTCAATAAAACTCTCTAACAGTTTCCCAAACCGATCTCCATTCTTGGTTCCAAGCTCATCTAATCCGTCAAAAAGGAGCAGGCATTTACCCGCCTTTAATAACGAGTTGACTTTACTCCTCGTAATGCCAGTTCCATAATTGCACACGCTCTCACAAATATAATCAATCAACGGCCTTCCAGTATCCTCAAAGTCCTTTAAAAGAATGAATATCGGAAGTATGTCCGTTTCTTGGTATCGCGCAATTGCGTCAAATAAAAGATGTCTCATCATCATGGACTTTCCAATACCGCCTGTCCCAGTGAAGATAATATATTTTGAGAAATCCAAAAGTTCATACGCACTCACATTTTTGATATATTCTGACCGATAAGCGTTTTTGTACAACCCTTGAACAGGCACTTTCCGCTCAATATCATTGCATACGAAGATGCTGTAAAAAGGTAACGCCTCATACTTATTTATCAGGGTGTATATCTTGTCGTATTTATCACGCACCTTTTCTAAATAAGCCATGATGGCCTCTCCTGCTGTTTTCTTATCCTCATCCGCCTGATCATAGATGTCAAACTGTTCTGTTATACGGAAAGACTCCGCTGTCTTCTTAAAACGATCCACATATGCACGATCCACCTTGGCGGCATCCGCTTTCCCGTCCGTATTGGTGACAGCAATCACCGTATAAATCAGTAATCCCGCAAGTAAATCTGGCAATACTATGTCCCTCTGCGCAAGCAAAGAGTTTTTCTTTTCTCCTACATACTTTTCAAAACTCGCTCTACGATCAGTGTCTATTATCGTGTCTGACGCAATAATATCGAAGATTGCCGGGATGATAAGTCCCTTTCGGTCTTCATCCAATAGTGGCAGCACATTCTTCGTTATATTTTCCGCGACATTCCTTCGGCTTACCTTCTTTGCCTCCTCGATCACGTTACTCAATCGATTCGTCAAGTAGCCTGATTCAAATTCAGAATGCGTAGTGCTTTTCTTTTGCCCCTTCCTTCTCGCGCTTCCATTAGAAAGATTCTGGTCGCAGCTCAACAAACGGGATACGGCGGTTCCATCGCTGGCTCCATACTCACATTCGGGATCAATCGTTCTGGTCAACTCACCCACAAGTTTAGCATCTGAAACACCCTGTTCTAATTTGCATGCCCTAAGAACCCGTCCCAATATTCCAAAACATAGTCTCATGTGAAAACCTCCCTTTGTAAGCAATACGCAAGCCTTTGTAAATGATAAACAAGCTCCATGAAAATGTGGCGCAAGCTCGGTCTGCCGTATTGTAAAGGCAAGCATCAACGATGCTCTACCAAATCTCTCGATTTTCGAGCAATTCATAGCAATTCCTATTATATCAAAGGCAATGTTCATTTTCAATATGAGCCTTGATATTTTAGGCAATCTGTCCCAAGCGCGACACTAAACCGCTCCATCCGATTCAAGTCCGCCCGAAACCGGAAGTAGGGGTTCACCGAACAAGATGGATGATGACAACTGAATAGCTGCCCAACCAGTGAACAGGAACGGCACGGAACTGAAACGGAGATACCAAATGGCTCTCAGGTCTCGGTCTCTTAAGTGCATCTTTTCACTGGGGCAAATAAGGCTCTCCGTTTCGAGTCACAGCAAATCTCAACGAAAACGGAGGCCTTTATTATGGCAATGTCAAAGAAAGAAAATCAGCAATCAATCAATCCAAGGCAATATTACCTCACTATCAACGGGGAGAGCGTTCCTGTCACAGAAGCGATTTATCGGACAGTCAAACGTCCACAATGGGCAGAACATAAGCGCACGAAACGTAGCAAGAGATGTCGTGGTACCAAAGGACATCGCTGCAACGATAATTGTGAGAACTGCCAGTTTTACATGGATGGTAAGAACGGCGGTACTCTCTCATTGGACTCCCTTGCAGATAATGGCTATGAGATTCCAGCAACCGATGATGTGGCTGATGTCGTAATGTATAGCCTCCTTCTAGAAAAGCTCTATGAAGAATTGAACAAACTGGCTCCCACTGATACACTTATCCTCCGTCTGTTCAGCACCGGAAAATCCGAGCGTGAAATCGCGGAGGAACTGAAAGCACGTTCCGAGGTTGACTCTTCCATCCAGAAAATGTCGCAGAAAACAGTCAACAATCACAAGACCAGCCTCTTTGCCATGCTACGTGAAAAGCTGAGGGATTACCGTTAATCTCCGCCGCAACGCCCATGCACCAAAAAATGTGTGGGCGTTTTTTTTGCCACATATCCTTAAAACGATATACACTTTTCAAACGATACCGACTTTTTCTACCGTTTTCACAGTATGCACCATGTCCTCTATTGCTTTTGTCGTATGCGTCTCAATTTCACATTTGCAGGCAAAATAAAAAGACTCCCGGAAAGCAGCTTGTATAGCTTATTGCTCCAAAAGCCTTGATTTAAGTCACTTTCCATCATATGCAATACCGATTTTCTTGTATCAATCTGATAGTGGCTACGTCATAAATCGTTTTTGCTACATTATTGCCGGAGAGGACATCGTTATCATCGTAGAACAAAATGTTGACCATAAGTTCGATCACTTCACGAGGAGTATAATGCTGCCCGGCATCTTCGTTATGCGCCTCAGAAAACCGGCGGATGATTTCTTCAAAAATATATCCCATCTCCAGATTGGAGATTACGCTTGGATGGAGATTTGCCTTGGTCGATGTAAATTCCTTAATCACAATATAGAGAATGCCCTTATTTGCCATCGTGGTGATATGGCCGTCAAATTTGAACTTCTCAATAATATCCTGTATATTTTCAGAAAAACCGTTCAGGTAATCACGAAAATTAGCTTCGATATTATCGGGATCATCTAATAACTTATCAAAATCATATTTGCTTGTATTATAAAAATCGTGCCCGGAAGCTTTGCGCAATAATACATCACGCATAGGAAGAGATTTTACACTTTCATATTTTTCAAGTACCGCGGCCTTTGTATCAGCAATGATGCAGTCAAAACGGCGTATTACTGTCATTGGCAAGATGACTTCTCCATATTCGTGCGGTTTATATACACCAGTCAATTTGTCTGCAATCGCCCATATAAGGGAAGCTTTCTCACTTACATTACTACTTAAGTCCATAGCCATAATCTCCGTTATATTATTATTTTTCTGTATTGTATAACACTAAATCACATATTTCTTCCCAGATACCTGAAAACTCCAAAGTATTCTTAATTTATTAACCACTTCTCTAGTTAAAGAACAAGCCATAAATTACTACCTTTTAATTTCCACGAATCTGAGCGGATTAGAATTCTTAAATTTAAGCATTTCTTGCATTACTAATATACCATAATAAGTACTCATTTCCAACGATTTTATCTTTTTGTATAAAATAATAGCATATGCAACGAAATCTACCTCCAGGTATAATCTAATGATGTCGAATCTTGTCGTCACAATCTCCGTCATTCCCATGCCTCACTGCTTATCGAAATGGGATTCAACATTTTGATGGTTTCACAGCGCCTGGGGCATGATAAAGTGGAAACTACATGGAGTACCTATGCCCACCTCTATCCGGACAAGGAAAAAATGTTAGCTACTCAACTGGATACCGTTAAAATCCACGGAATTACCGGAAATCTGTCAGTTGAGGAGCAGCTGCTTAAATTCATGCAGCAGTTCCAAAGGCACGTTCAGGAGCAGCCCGCACTTATTGATATCAGTCAGGAAGAGATATACCGATGGGATCCTGAAACCAAAGAGAAGGTTTTGGTCACCCAGGAGGAATTTGAGAATGAAGCAGAGCTGGACGAGAATATTGAAGCAGCCTTGGCTGTTACAGAAATATTCCAGGACGGATACCTGGAAATCTGCGGTATGGTTTATTGTCTTGCCAGCCGCGGTCTGCCGATGAAATTTCTCTGAACCTTGCAAAATCTAAAAATATAATGTATAATAAGCATATAAAAGAGCAACCGCCCACAAGGTGGAAGCCCACTAGTCAATTTACGTCCTACATGAGGACGCGCCTATCCTGTTGGCTGACAGGGTAGGCATTTTTTATTTCTTGTTATGCCTGTCTATGTAGGTCAGTAATGCGATAAGGAACAAGCCGCCCAAAAAGAGCAGACTTAAAATTTCATATGTTCCCATACTACATCACCTCCCCTCTCTTGTAAGATGGGAGGCTGCCACCCTGTACACGGTGCTCATGAGAGCATTATAGCAGGAAATTTCCAGATAATCAACCGGCGGTTCCCAGGCTGGCTCTACAATGGCTCTACACATTATAATGTCACAGCAATGTCACGGGGGCAAAAAAAGCCCGGGAACCCGCATAAACACGTTGTTCCCGGAACTTAGGACGTTATTCGAACTCCTCAGCGGATAGGTTGAACTGGCTGTTTATCTCTACTTTTATTGAATTTATTATTCATATTCTTCAAAAAACTCTCTCATATTTGTGCCAGTTAAAATTTTTAGAGCCAAAATAGAGCCACATGAAACCACCGTCCTCTTGTTGATTTCCTTATCAAAGGGGAACTTATTTTGATTACTATCCTTTTTATTTCTGTTTATTTAATATTGCTATTAATTCTTCAGGAGTTATAACGGAAGTTCTACGTCTATGTAACATTCTATGACAGTTCGAACATACACAAATCATATCTGTTTCTGGATTTGGAACAATTTCAGCCTCCAGAGAAAACAACGGTTTCTTATGATGAACCTCAATGTATCTTTCTCCTAATGTTCCATAAATTTTTTCGAAATTAAAACCGCATATTTGACAATTAAGACCGTGAATTTTTATAGCCTGCTCTCTGTAATTTGGATTTCTTTCATACTTTGTAACATAATATTCAACCTTTTTACCTTCAGTACGGTTGAGATAATAGGATTCATTCTCGCCTAGCCTTAAATTTTCCATTTTTTTCTTTCTATCGCACAACTCTAAAATAGCTGATAAATACTCTATTGGAATTTTTTGTGCTGCTGAATTAAATTTTTTAAAATCATTCCAAATTCTTTTTATATCTGTTGCCGTAATTTGCTCCTCCAACACCATTATTTCATCCGTATAATAATTAGTTCCTAAATAACTATCTTGAAGGCAAACATTTCCTTTAGCTATTATGTTGGCATTATATTGAAATAAAAATAATGTTCTTCTATATAAATTCAAAAATCCTCTGTCATTACCCAAATTGTAATAACTAGTATAGTTTTCAAATCCATTCGCTATACACATCTTAGCATATTCTTCCGTTGGATAATCAGAAGAATCTATCGGATATATTCTAATTTCACTAACGCTTCTATACATCAGCAATCTCTCCTATAGGCTCTAACCAGACCGTCAGAAATAACTAACATAATTTTATTCTTATTTGCCATTTCTACATGGTGCTAGCACCATATAATTATGTCTAACAAGAGATTTTCCGATTTCTCCTGTTACACAACAAAACCGCATTATTGCAGTAAAAGCATAATTTATCATCTATACACTTGCTCTGTCTAAAAAACCTTATAAAATGCGATTTCTAAACCTCCTATAGTGTGACAAAGTATTAGAAAATATTGCAGACAAAATAACTTAATTATATTATCTTGCCAAACTGGAAGGTATTACACGCCTATTATATCAATCTCAATATCATTTCACTAAATATCCGTTGTTTGAATTATCAATATTCCTCTTATAATTCCGGTTCTTTTCCTTAACTTCCACAATCATACCATAGTCCCCTCTAATCATCTAGCAAATCCTGATAACTCACTCCCATAACTTCCGCTATAACCTTCAACTCAATATCCGTCACAAACCGTTTGCCGCTCTCTATTCTCTGCACAGCATTTTTATCAATGTCAAGACCTGCTCTTTGAAGCATATCCGCCAACTTTCTTTGAGACGTTTTTTCTGGTAGCTTCTCTCTGATTTCCTTTATCCTCTGTCCGCAGATATTGTTGCCGCCGTCCTCTGCTTTATTTTTATACATAAAGTTCTCTCCCATTTTTGACATTTACTAATTGTCATTTCTTTCATTATATGCTAAACTATGAAATAAGTTGACATCTAGTAAATGTCATTCAAATACTTTTAGCAAAGGAGACGCTATTTATGAAAAGCATATTACTAAGATTGTATGACGGCGAGATTTATCCCGCCGAGCAGTTCAATCTCAAAACAGAGGAATATCGTTCCATGCGTCAAGAACACTACCAACACTATGAAGATTTTATCGAACAGTTAAAATCTCTCGACCCACCGCTACACGAAAAATTCATTCATATCATGGACGAGCAGCTTGACGAAGTTCCTCTTGAACTTTCCGGGACATTCCTTGAAGGCTTCCGTCTGGGTGCACGAATAATGATTGAAGTTTATCAAGATAACTACACAGACCATGAAGAATAATTTCTCTGCTCTTAAATCCTCCATTTGACAGCCAAAACGCAGAGGGCGAAACAACCAATATCTCGTTGTCCGCCCTCTCCATCATGGCGCTAGCGCCATGTTTCTATATGTAATCAAGGAAAAATCAAATCTCACGCTCCAACTTCCACAGCTTATGCTTTACTTCCTGCTGGCTTTCATACAACTCGTCCCTCCTGCCACAAATTTCTTTCCCTCGCTCTAAGGCTTCTCTAATACTTTCCCTCCGCTCCGGCTCCCCCTTTTTATATTCCGCCATTAGAGAACGGATTTCATTGTTATTCTGCTTCCGCTGATTGTCAAGTATAACCCACTTTACCAACCGCTCCGCTTCCCGATCTGTCTCAAAATCTGCATATTGTATAACCTTTGCGCACAGCCGGAGCATAACTTTTTTCTCCATATCTGTCATAGCGATACCTCCTTTTTTTTGTATTGTTTAGGAACCGTCAAGCACATTTCTGCCGCTTTTTGACCCTCAATAATAGCTTTTACCTCTTGTTCTCCAAGCCCGGCTTTCAGACGCTCAAAGTCTTTTAAATCAGTTGCGAGTGAAAGATTTTTTTCTTCTGCCTGCTTTACCCGTCCCTCCAAATAATTGATATTTCTTTGAAGCCGCTCCACCTGCTGTTTTAATTTATCAGCCGCTTCTATCAACTGGACATTCCGAACAAGCGCCGCCACCAGTGCTTCCTTGACTTTCTCTAACAAGGGCATTGCTTTCTTATCCCGATAAGTTTTTGCCGTTGTCAGAGCCGCCGGTTCCGGCAACTGCCACGCCGGATTTTCACGAATGACGTGAATATTCTTCTCTGTTGCTTTTTTATCAGCGGACAGCTTTATGATTTCCTGCTGTATCTCCTGTTTCTTCCCTTGTAACTGTTTCAAGTCTTTTGTTTCACTGGAAACAGTTTTCTGTATCTCTTGTATGCTCTGGCTGATTTCTTCTTTTTGGGAGGTAAGTATCTGCACCTCCTTTTCTCGTTCCCGCTTTTCAAAATCCAATACGCTCAAATGTTTTCTATGGGTTCCTTTTTGCTTCCAGATGACGCCATGACGTTCCATAACTTTTGCCAGTTCCTGTTTTTCTGAAGCTATCCACTGGCTCCATTCTGTTTCCTGCTTTGTGCCGCCTTTAAAGCCCATATAGGCAAGCGCCTGTTTCATGGAAACTCTTGTGTCCAGTCCCCTCTTACTTTCAGATACGAACGGGACAAAATCTATATGTAAGTGGGGCGTTTCTTCGTCCATAATCTCTAGCCCCTCCCTGCAATCCCTTGTAAACACTGGGCTTAACGGTATACAAAACTGTGTTTTATGTTCTTTCCTTTCTGGAATTGCCAAAGAAAAAGCATGGCCTTCGCCATGCCTTTCCCAAAATCCAGTATGTACTTTTCACCCTACATCTTCTTCAGCAACCCAATGTTCTTCTTCGCCAGCGACTTCCGTAGCAGTTCATTCTCCTTTTTTAGTCTCTCATTCTCCACTGCCAGTTCCTCCTTCTGCTGTCGTAGTAGTACAATCTCACTGTTCATCGCCATATCCAATATGCTCCGCCTTGGATCAACCATCCCGACCTGTTGTTCCAGCGCCCGGCTGATCTCCTTCCGGACAACAGGGTTCTTATAGAAAAATCCTCTCGACAGCCCTGTTTTCTCCATCAATTTCGGAATCGTCACCTTTTCGCCATCGTCCACCATCCGGCATATTTCCCTTCTAGCTCTCTCGATTTTTTCATCGCTTGCCTGCTTATTCAAGGCAATCATTTTGTCGTACTTGCTCATATTCTTCCTCCCATCCATCCAGGCATTCCAGAATCCTCATGGAGAGCCGGTTCCTGACCTTCCGTGTCTCATCTGCCAATATCTGATTGCTCATTTTTCGGTAGTATTTCACATTCCGCAGGTTATTATGTCCCAGGAGCCTGGCTATGGTCCAGTCATCCAGATGCATCTCCGTCAGCTTCATGCCATAGCTGTGACGGTACATATGGGTTCCGAAACCAAACCGGACACCATTATCATCCCGCAGGTCTTTCTGGCGGATTATCCGCAGGATACGCCCCTGAACCGTACCATATTTCAACGGTTTGCCGCTGTCTCTATCATTCACAAAAATATATGTTGTATCTCCGTGCCGCTCTTTTGTATAATGAATCGCTTTCTGAATCAGGGCTGCCACCTCCGCGCTGACCGGCTTCACATAATTCTTTGTTTTCATCTGCCGGATCTGAACCAGCCACTCCCCATTCCTTTGCATCAGACAGTCTGTCTGGAGCGTCAGGGTATCCGATATCCTCGTTCCCAGCATCTGGTGTATAACCATGAGCCTTGCCATCTGCTCGTCCATTTTGACGATCTCCGTATTCAGCCGTTTCAGTTCCGCATCAGAGTATGCCTTAAACTCTGCCCTTGGCGTAGGAGGGATGTCCCTGTTTAAGAAAAGCCCTTCCAGGTTCGGATAATCCATCATCTTTCCGATGCTTTCCAGTAATGAGCGGAATCTGGTAATCTCAGAGTGCAGATGTTTTGTCCGGTTCTCCTCTGTCTTTAAATAGGTAAGATAATCTTCTATCAATTCCCGGTCAATGTTCTGGCAGGACTGAATCTTCGGATGCCTTTCTTTTAAAAAACCGGAGAAACGTCTCATCGCCGTCAGTTCCCTTGCCACGCAGGAAACCGCTTCATCCTGCAGGTTCAGGTAGATCCCTTTCTTCGTTTCTTCCCGGAGCTCCGGCTGGGAAATTTTTGTGAAATTAAGTGTCTGGAAATTCTTTATCAGGTTCTCCCGGTACGGGATATCCAGCTTTTTCAGTTCCCAGACATCTTTTTCCTGTTCTTCCCTGTCATCCTCCGGTTCCAGATAATCCAGGATCAGCTCCAGATAGCTGATTAGCTGTGATTTCATCACATTAACGGTTCCATAAAGCCCTTCCCGCTCAAAGGAGAGCGGAATCCCTTCCTCCAGCATCCATGCTTTCAGTTTCCTGATCCACACATCCCTCTCCCAGTCATAAAAGCTCCCAAGCCGCGCCCCCTTTTTCTGAATGAACCTGCACAGCTGGTTATACCTTGCTTTCTCAGACGACACCGTAACCAATGATGCCGTATGGATTCTATGCAGGATGAACGGCTTTATTTCTTCCCGCATCTTCTCTGCCGGAAGCAGTCCCAGGTCGAAGGCTGCGCTCCTGCCAATATATTTTTGCTGATGCTCTGTCAATTCTTTGTATTCCTCCATATCCTTCAAATGCAGGATCTCTGCCATTATGTCTCACCTCCTTTCAGGCAGGAGGCAAGGCTGTTCCCCTGTTTCTTAAAAAATTCCTGGCTGGCTTTTTCTATCTTCTTCGGCATGTAGTCAATGTACTGCTGTGTCATTTCCTCATAACAGTGTCCGAGATAATCCCGGACGCTCTGGAGCGACACGCCGTTGTCATAAAAATAGGTTGCTACCCCATGGCGGTAGTCATGGGATTTAAACAGGTACTCCCCATTCTGGATTCCCAGTTTTTCACATCCCTCGATCATCTGCTTCCGGAAGGTTGCGCTCCGGTAAGCGCCGCCATTCTTATTGGGGAACACATACGCATCCGCCGCTATGCCATGCTTCTTTATATACACCTGCATCAGCCGGTAGATTGCTTCCGGGATGGGTATCCGCTTGTAATTCTTCATCTTGGTCTGATAGACCTGGAGCCATGTGTCCCTTCCCTGTATGTAATAAGCGTCCCCTTTCAGCCTGCACACCTCGCTGACCCGCAGCCCGATTCCCCACAGGTGGAGGTACATCAGCCGGAGATGTTCCGGGAATTGATGCAGGTTATCAAGCAGTTCCTCCGCCGTTTCCTGCGGCACAGTCCTGTCATGGTGGACCGGCAGCGTCTTTTTCAGATAATAATCCGCACAGAACGGTATCCTCCGGACGTACCTTTTTGTCAAAAGGAAGTTGTAAAAATGCAGGAGCGCCATTACCCTTCGGTTGAATGTCTCCGGCTTTATCTTCTGTTCCTGAAGCCGCTGCAGATACTTTTTCATCTGGATCTCCGTTATCTCGCAGGCATCTTCCTCCATCTCCTGCAAAACCGCACGGATGTCCAACATTTCCGCCTGCAGATAACGCACGGTTACGCTGGTCAGGCCCAGCCCGTATTTCATATATTTCTGCAATAGTTCCCTGTTTCGGTTATGAGCGACCTCCAGAAAAGAAAGGCTGACGACCGAGTTTGACGGATCAGTCCGTTCTGGTTCCAGGTGTAGCCGCTCCAGATACCAGACGCCAGCATTCCAGTGGATCTCATCCGCCTCTAAAAACAGGGCTTTCCTGCAGGCGTCCAGGATTCGGAATGCCCTCGGTTTTTTCAGTTCTTCCGTTAAACTGCGGTATGCCTGAACCTGCCCCAAGGTTATCTGCTCAATATCGGAGATTCCTTCCTCCGCACAGAATCTGTAAAACAGGTGCAGGGTTTCCAGGCGGGTGCGGAGCAGTTTTAAATCCCCATCTTCTTCCAGAAAATAATTCAGGCAGATATAAATCTGGCGCTTCATCCGCTCCTGTACCGGCAATGTAAAATCCCATACCCAATCCGGGCGCTCCTGAGACACATCCATCCGTTTTACCAGTTCCTGTGCCGGATGATATGGCAGGAACAGGATTTTATTTTCGTATGGATATCCATAAGCAGTCCGTTCTACCTGAAACCTTCCCGTTTTCCGCATGGCATATTGCTTGAAATGGTCGAATCCTCTCAGATACCATCGAATCGCCCGTGGATTAATATCTTTGCTGATTTCCTCCGCAAACTGCAGCCGCCAGCTGTAGTCCAGTTCATCCAGTTTCCAGATGCCATGCGTTTCCATAAACTTACGCAGCTTATTGGCATACGGTTTCCCAGGCCCTTCGTATCCGGCGATCTCCTGCTCCAGTTCCTGCCGTTTTTCTTCTGTATTTTCTTCCAGGGCTCTTCCCAGTCCTGTCTGTTCCAGCAGATAGGCGGGCACCTCTATCACCTCCGTCCTACAATAAATCCTGAACCCCATAGTCTCCCGAATGCTTTGCATAAAACTCCTTGCTGGCCTGCATCAGTCTGTCATCCAGAAGCCCAAGATACTTCACTGTCGTATCCAGATGTTTATGTCCCAAAGCCTGGCTGATCAACTCCAGCGGCCAGCCATCGTTCCAACGGATCACCGAGAAGTATCTCCTCAGCATATGGGGTGTAATCTTGATCTCCGTTTTCTTCTCCATCCGCTCCAGCATGTCATAGACGCTCCCCACCTTCATGGGCTGTCCGGCTGTCTCCCCGGTGATATTGATAAACAGGCAGTTCTGTCTCTGCAGTAATTCCCGGTACTCCGCCAGATAATGCAGGAGGAAGTCAAAGGCGTCGTCGCTGATCCTGCTCCTCCTGTACTCCGCATTCTTTGCCCTGGCATCATTCTCATTATCTTCCCGGAACCATACACGGATGGTCTTATTCTGGTAATCAATATCTCTTGTATAATCAACTCCCAGAATCTCCCCGATCCGGAACCCAGTCTCCGCAATCAGCAGGATCAATAACTGATCCCGGCTGTTGGTGCATGCTTTGAGTATCGCAAGAATTTCATTCTGCTCTGCCGCCCTCACATTGCGCTCTTCTGCCTTTAAATATCCCCGGAATGCCTTGGAGCGGAGCGTCCGTTTTACACCCACTGCATTCGTCACCGTGATCTGGCTGTAGGAAAGAACCCGCAGATGTCCGAGGCTCCGGTCATCTTCCTCCATAAATAAATGGAACCGGAACACATCCTTTAAGTATGCGTTACAGGTTCCATTATGGGGATTCTTCTGTTCTTTTTCCTTCCGATGGTTTCCGGCTTTCAGCCAGTAAAGAAACCTCACGAAATGTTCACTCTGTTCGTCATAGGCCATGCCATAAATGTCGGTCAGTTCCATCTGCTTTTCCGCAAGGTATTCCAGGTAATAACACAGGGACATCGCCGCCCGTTTTACCGTATTCGGGGAACGGTTTGATTTAATCTTGTGCATCAGATAGCGGGAGGGAAGCAGTTCCATTTCCATCGTATCCAGATTCAGGATATAGAAAAATCGGATTGTCCCTTCCCGCGCTGTCTGTACGGAATATCGTGTCAT